TGCTCTTTGTGGTATCTGGATCATAGTCACTGTTAACATAATTATTCACTGTAGGTTGACCAATTTTACCCATTGTACTAAAGATCTTTGTTGCAAGGTCTGAGTCCCATTCAAAATCTTTCGTGATTCCAATGTTAAGGACTGGAAATGCTAGGACTCTCTTTGCCTCTGTCATAGTCTCTAGGAATGCCCTGTTAATATCCTCAATACATCTCTCATAGCAAGGATCATCATAATTAAGATAAGTTTCTTTATCCCCAATCATAACAGGAATACCCTTTAACCTATTAGGGACTGTAATATCTAAATTAAGATTAGTGAAGGGACACTGATAACCTACTCTGCCTTTTACGTTTATTGTGTAAACAAATTCCTGTACTGCTTGTTTAATCTGAGTATAACTTAGCCTATCATTATAGGCGTAAGGGGCAAGTAATATATCAACACTGGACATAGCCACAGCACCAGCAATTTCTTGGCTTATTAGATAGATGCAATTGTGCATTTGACTAAGAGCAGTAGTAAAATGTTTAGGACTTCCATCTAAATCGTTCAGTCCAATTCTTAATAATTCCCCAAGATCTAACCCTAGACAGTAATTACTAAGACCAGATAGATCGTGAATATGAATATCACCATTTCTGTGTGCCTCTCCACATTCCTTAGATAGTATTTTATCTAACATAAATTGTGAATTATGATGGTTAATTACATAACCATTTTGACCACTGTAACTATATGATTGATTAGAATTTTCTTTAATTCTCCAATCAGTAGCTTGTTGGTAGTCTTTGATTAACTTTACTGACAATGATTGATTCACTCCTTGCGTATTTCTTTTATAATACATTTAATAATTGACTTTTCTTTATCTGTTACATAGAGAATAAATTTACTCCTATGTATCAATAACGCTTTGCGTCCCGCGCCATCACGTTTTCCACCATGTTGAATAATAGTGTCCAATTTACTCTCTCCTAAGTGAATATTTTATTCATTTTATGAATAATTTTAAACAGCTAAAGACCCAGCCCTATAAGACCTATTACCATTCTTATATGCTTCTAACCCACTAAACCTAATATTCTTTAGTCTATTACAGACACTTTCTAACCTTTGGGTATAATACTTACCAGTGTCAATTGTTGACTTAATACCAATAACATCACTGTCAATCATAGCTTGACGAACACCATCTGCTACAGACTTAGGGGATAATGTGAGGGATAGTCTAGCCTCAGTTTGCTTTAATAGTGTTTCACTTTCGCGTACTATGTTCTCAAACTCTGCCAATTTTTCTTCATAGTAGTCACCTAACGCCTCTGCTCTGACATTCAAACTCCATCCTAGGTTAGCATCACTGGCGTTATTAAAGCATAGCCTGTATTCTTCTAAAAGATCTTTGTATGGTTGAAAATCTACTGTAAAATTCATTAATTAACCTGCCTCGCTAATTTCTTCATTTACATCTCTAAACATATCATTCTTCATAGTTTCAACCATGCCAACTCTATAAAAGAAGGTATCGCGCTCTGACCACATAGACTGTACACTATCCTTACCTTTAATAATAACACAAATTTCTTCAATTTCACCATTCTTAAAGGCATTGTCTAAACCATCTAAGATCGCGCCAACTTCACCAATACGAACTACTTTACCCACAGCTTTTTACCTCCAAAGGCGTTGGATCATATTTAACTTTACCTGCGCTATAATCTGGTTCTGTTTCTTCTGGATCGTGACCAATATCAAATACATCTCTACTGCCACTTTCTAAGTGCATTACAATCTGGTCAAGCTGTTCCTGTGCATCTTCTTCCTTAGAGAAAACACCAAGAGGGGAATCATAATCGTGTATTATGTTAAATTTCCCAGTATCCTCATCTTCAATAATCTCTATAGTGTCATTTCTATCAAAATTGACAGAAGTTAATAATCTTCCATCCTGTGATCTAATAAGCATATTTTATACCTTCTTCCCTAATAATTCATACCAAAACTTAATGTCTACTGCAAATACGCTTTCATGCGCGCCAGTTTGCCTAACTGTAACTATATCTGCGTTATCTTGATTAAAGAATCCATGTAACATTTTATTCTTAACATCTAATGCAACCATAAATTTAGGGGCTTTACGATTAACAAGGAGATTATGGAAATCAATTTCGTTCATCATCACGCAAAATTCACTATACATAAGAGCATGATTAGCAACCTTATCGTAAAATGGTTTAGCTACTGACTCTTTCCTAGTTTTATCTTCATGGAATCTCCATTTACCATTAATCTTTACCCTAATATCTGACTTGTGTCTACCTTTTAATGCTCCAGATAAAGGTTGACGTTCAGCTTCAAATCCCCATTTAATATACTTCTTAACCATACTAGTCTCTGAGCGATAACTAAGAGCCTTATTTTTCTTACCTTGAACACTAGCCTTTGATGGATTTTCCTTATTTAAAAGAAATTTGTTATTACGAGCGTTTAATTGTGCGACTGACAATATTGATCTATTATATGGCTGATATAGATTGTTGTTATTACACTCCATACAATCATAGCCATGTCTACAGTTAAAACTAACTATGCAATCGCATGATCTAATTTTAAATACCCCCTTGCAGGAGTTGTAAACGATCTTTCTAATGACCATTTTTGTCTATTAATTCTACTATATAATAACCTCGGAGTCATATTTAATTCTGTTGCCCACTGTGATATTGTTTGTGTTTTTCCATTATAGACAACTATGGCATTATCACTTCTATTATTACCCTGTTCTCTATAAGTTGACCACTCACAATTATCTTTATTGTATCCTAGGTTATTATTGATTCTATTGAGTGTTTTACCATCTGGTCTTATCCCCATATCTTTTAGAAATATATCAAATATTAACCAAGTGTTGCAAACAGTAATACCTTTTTTACCATATCTTTTATAATCTGGAGAATTTATATTATTACATCTCTGGATCATTGAGTGCCAACTGTTATATGTTGGACTTTTACTTAATCCATGTTTTAGTCCGTATCTAGCTATTAATTTCTCCTTTCGCAACTGGTGGGACAATTATCTTACCATCCATAGCCTCGCACATCCATGTCGCGTACTGCTGACATTTCCCTGCGTCTAACCTAGATTGATTCTTGTGGTTTAATCTCATTGCGTACTTTAGTACATTCCCAAGATTAAACCCAATGAACTGTTCTGGTGTCATAATAGCTTGCATGACTTGGATAGGTTGAAAACCACTTACTTGATAGTGACTCTGATCTTCCGCTGAACCATTAGCTGACAAGCTTTTTACGCTTACCCTGTAAAACAGCAATCATTTTATCAAGTTCATCCACTTTTTTATTTGCCTCTGTAATTGCCTTATCCTTAGCGTGATCAAATATATCGCCTAAACACAGTGCTTCTTCTGTTTGTTTTGGGGAAAGACCTTTCTTAGCTGACTCCAAATTAATCAGCAATGTATACTTGATAACATCAAAAACTGATTCAATTTCTTCTGCAGACATATTTTTAGCAAACATTGCTTCGCCAAATGATTTGACAATCATTTCAATATTTTTACCATGCCCCATAAGTATAGCTGGCTTGTCAATACATGATACAATTAGATTTTCTGATGCCTTACTAACTAAAATACCCAATTCTTTTAATTCCATTTAATTAAACACTTCCCTTTTTCTTTTTATGTGATACGTCACATTGCTTATAAACATCACAGTATGATTTGCATTTTCTTCCACCCCAAGACTCTCTGTGAGAGCATGCAGGGGGCATAATATCAGTCTTTATTGCTTCTATCAGTCTATCTCTCTTTGCACTGATAAACCTTTCAACCCAATGATCTGATATTTTGTTAATAGGTATTAGCATTGCTTTATGCATAACACCACGTTCAATAGCAGTCTGAGTACCAGCATCACGTACTATTACCTCACATAACATTTGATCTACTGGTTTCCCTATAGACTCTAACATCATTCTGTAAGAATTTAATTGTACTGCTAGATTAAATCTGCTTTTAACATTTGTACTGAGAAAGTTCTTCTTAAACTTTGATTGACCAGCCTTATCACCAGTTTTATACACACCATCATATACGTATACTGGCTTTATTCCTAATGTTTTTGCTACTGCATAACTACCATATGTTTTAACATCATACAAAATATTATCTTCATAATTATCAAAAGCACCAGACACATTCTTTAGCGTAATTCTTTCTTCACTAACTCCTGTATCTCCTATGGTAGTTTCTAAGGTATTATGTACTTGCGTACCAAATAACGCAAATACTCTATTTTGAGGATTGATTGAAAAGTCCTTTTTAATTTTAAGGTATTCTTCCCTAGTTCCATTAAGTAATTGAGTCACAGAGGGCGTACCATTCCAAACCCTTTGCTCACTCATTGCTCTTAAAGTTCTCTTAGATAAACACCTTTTAGTTTCAAGACCTTCTGCCATACGACATTCATTGAGACAATCCTCAATACTGCTTTCTTTCCTATCTGGACATATCCAATGGGTTAAAGGCATTAAGCTATTTGACCAGCCAATTTCATTAATTTAGCAATAAACAATGGACTTTTTTTATGTTGTGCTGGCATATTGATAAAAATATCTTCTACTGCCAATGAAATACAGTTAGTAATTGTAACAATATCTTCTGGTTCAAGATTTTCTTTTTTCATAACAATTGTTAACGCCTCTACAGTGGCTTGTGATACAGCCATAACTATTGGACGTTTACTTGGCTCACATGAATTAACTAGGGCATCTAATGTGTCAATGTTATTCATTCCTTCAATTTTCATTTATTTTCTCCTCCTTAACAACTTATAATTAATTATAGCATGTATTATTCATGTAGTCAAGTAATTTATTCATAAAGTGAATAAAATCTTTAGCATTAACCCCATAAACATTATAAATGATATAGTTTGTACAACTGACACTTATATTACCTCCAGCCTAGTCTTTTTGTAATCAATTTTTAATGTGAATCTTTCCCTTTTCTTACCTCTTCTAGCTTTTCCGATTTTCATTTCTATTTGATCTGCACATTTTTGCTTTTCGGCTAGGGTAATATCTGGGTTACTCTCAGGTTTCCACATGGTCATTATGATATCCCCTGTAGCTTCTAATGCACCTGTACCCTTTAAGGCTGACATATCATTTTCCACCCAAGGTTTATACTCTCTGTTCATTTGAGATAGTGCTAATACTACACAGTTAAAAGGTTTAGCTATTACTGTTTTAAGACCTACCACAACTTCCTCAAGATCTTCGAATTTCTTTACACCTTGCATCATTTGTAAATAGTCAATAATTACCAGATCAACCTTTTCACCTTCAAAAACAACTGTATTAGCATACTTTAGTGAATCTTCAATATCTTTTAAAGACATTTTACTATCATCAATAACTTTTAGATACTTATCAAATTGCCTTATTATTGTATCATCATCTACAAGCCCTTGTCTTACATGTTCATTATGTTCATCTACACTAACCCCACGTAAATTAGCAAGTATTCTCTCAAATAACCCTGCCATATCCATCTCTAGCGATATAAAAAGCACCCTTTTCTTTTGTCTAATAAAATGCAATGCTGTCTCAATAGCAAACCACGTTTTACCAACACTAGGAGGACTACCAATTAAAATTACATCTGTAAGCCTAACTCCACCTTTTAAAGTAGCGTCAATCTCTGGAAATCCTAATTCTAACCCTGTAGAGTGAGCCAACATTTTTCTGTGTGCGTCTATACCTTGCCCAAAGCTTTTAAACCTATCAGCTACATTAGTAGAAGATTTAATGTTAAAGAAATCTAAAACATCTTCTTCTTTTCTTTTCCATCTACCAGCTAGATACTTAGCTAAATCAATAAGGATCATTTTATTGTCTATCTGAGAAACAAATTCCCTGACACACATAAACTCATCCTCTATATATACACAAGTGCTTAGATCGCTTTTAAGGCAGTGTAGGTCAATATGTTCAGTAGGAAGATCTGCAATAAGAATACCAAGAACCAGACAATCATTGAAGTCTTTAATTTTTCTGACATCACCATTAGCAAATGTGCAATCTTCTTGTGGAAACAATACCACCCTGACATTACATTTTGGAGCAAAGTTTATAAACCTCTCTCTAATTTTAATTATGTGCCTCTTACCTGTCTCGTCATTATCTGGGGCTAGGAATATATTCATATGAGGATTGGGGGCAACTTTCTGTATTAACCTAATTTGATCTATTGATATCTCTTGACCACAATAAGCTACACACGCCATACCAAGACCAGACTCTTGACCTTGCTGATGTGCTGAAATAGCGTCAGTATAACCCTCTACAACATACAGCGAATTAGTCTTATACATTATGTCCTTGGCTTTATCCATGTTATATAAAGTTTCTAACTTAATGTAAAGGGCATTATTGACATTATTTACATACTTAGGTTGAGTGTCTTGCCTTACTGCAAAAGCTATAACTCTCCTATTCACATCTTTAATTGGGAACAAGACACCTTCTGGAATTAGTACGCCACCTATGGTTAACCCAGCATTACCATATCCTAGATCAAATTCATCAATTGTTTTATCTGTAAAACCTCTTTTAAGGACTAGATAATCCCTAACAGCCCCTATTTTAGCCTTACCACGTTCCATAATAAGTTGATTTGATTTAGATAGTGATTGTTGATTCTTCCACTCTGGGCTATTCGCAAGGTTAAGATTAAGTTCCCCAGCAAGTCTCATTAACACAGATTCAAAAGGAACATTTTCTTTGAACATTATAAAGTCAAATATTGTCCCACCTTTAGAACAGCTAAAACAGTGAAACATTCCCTTGTATGGATCAACGTGGAAAGTCTGAGTTTTATCTCCTGTATCTACATGCAGTGGACATTTGCAAGTATATCCTTTACCAGCTTTTTTAAATCTAAGCTTATAATTCTGATCTAAGTATTCTTGGAGATTTATCTTGTCCTTAATTGTTTCAATTAATCCCATTTAATTTAAACCTCCCACATTTCCCTAGTTTCCTGCAACTCTTTCCTAAGTCTTACTAATTCTTTTCGCTGAGTCTCTATCATTTCTCTATACATTCTACCTGACTCTTCCGCAACTTGTAGTTTAAATATTAGTTCTTCATTGTCCACTACTAATTGTTGATGCCTAGGAAGATATTCACTGCTACTTATTGTAGGTTTAGCATCTATCTGAGATTTCGTGATAGTACCTGCTCTCCAATCTACTTGCATTGCACCATTAATAAAATCATTTGCAATTAATGATCTGTTACTGTAGCCATTACCCATTAACATACTAGTTGCTACCATTCCATAATTTCCTCAATTGTCAATCTTTTATACTCCTTCACTGGAACATCTTGTTTTTCTTTATCAGCTTTTATGATTTGCTTGTCCCTATAATTGTTAGCCTTAGTAAATATACTTGAAAGCGTAACTATCCTTAGTTCACCCTCAAAACTTAAAAGGTATTCATATACTGAAATCCTATCACTAGGAGTTTGCTTACTAAAGAAACATCGTAATTTCAAATAGCTAGGTGACACAGTAGACTTTCCAGACTTATTCTTAATGTAAATTTCATCTTGTGTGCATTGCTTTAAAAACATCTTTGCCAATACATCTGCCTGTAAAGAATCTTTCTTAGACATAAACGCCTCAACTTCAAACATATTTACACCATCCTTAATTAAGATTAAGCCACTTTCCACATCTGCTACATTTAGTGTATCCATATGGAATACTAATTACATGTCCAATGATTTTACACATAAATTTATTTAACATTTATTTACTCCTTTATCTATAATTTATTCAAAATATGAATACGATTATATTAAAATATAAGGGGATTTTCATCCCCTGTTATTTTTTAAGCTACGTCTGCTTCTTCAAATGGTGTATAACTATCATCTTCTGGATCGCTGATAGCACCATATGTTCCAGAACTTCTTTCTATTAATTTTGTTACCTGAATAGCGTTAATGTAAAATTTAACACCATTAATCATACTATTTGTATAGTATGTAGCATAGGCAAAGTGGATTACTGCCCTTGTTCCACTATCAATAACAACATCATTAATATTGTTACCATCTCTATCTAGCTGTGTTACTTTGCGAACTGTTGTAACCCCAACCTTATCTGTTTGTTCATACCCTGTAGTAAACTTAAATACGTAATTACCATTGTCTAACTGTTTATAAGGCATAAATGGCTCAGTTTTCCACTTACTCTTATCAGCATATTCCTCTTTTTTGGCTCTTACAATCTCCTGCTCACATAATCCTATGAGTCTTTTTGCCTCCTCTGGACTAAACTGCATCTCAACCTTAAATCCTTTAATTTGTCCCTCAAAGGAATCTGGTGTAGATAACTTAGGATATGGCTCAACCACCCCAATTGCAGTAGTCATTTTAGTATACTTTTTCTTTAAATTTGCCAAATTATTAATTAATTCTCCTTTTTAAAATTAACCCACACTACGCGACATTGCAAAATTCTATCGTTTTAAAAGATGTTTTATCAGTCACTTCAAATGTATCCTTATACTCGTTTAAAAATGATAATGCCTCATGGGAATTTCCTAGAATCTCATAGTCTCTTTTGCCGTTTTCTGCTTCGATTAAAACTACTACCATTAACTAATCCCACCTTCATGTAAGTTATTTATTATTACTATTTAATTGTACCATAGTCCTATTGCAAAGTCAAGATAATAATATCATATTCTTATTCTGAATAATAAATATGTATTTCGACAAAATAAGACAAATTTAATTTATACTATATCCTAATATCTAGTAATTAATAGTTGACTTTCAGTGCGGTAATGGTGTATAATAAAACTAGAAATTGGCTATAATATTCTTAATCTGAATATATGATTGTAAAAGGAGTTTTTAATATGACTTTAGGGGAAAAAATTAAGTATATGCGCTTTAAAAAGAAGTTAACTCAAAAAGAAGTTGCTGACATATTAGGAATTTCACAGCCAACGTATGCACGTCTGGAAAGTGATTTACAAATACATCTTCCACAAAAAGCCGTACTAGATAGACTATGTATGTTGTTTCAAGTCACTACAGAATACCTAATAGAACCAGAAGGTATTCTGAGCCATTTACCAGACAATATTAAACAATTTGTAGAAAGTCCTTCGTCAGCTAAGTACGTTGAAGAAGCTTATATTAAGTGGCGTTATGAACAAATATACAGTCACAAGTCCTAATAATCGTCATTATACCCCATCCTAAAAAGTATCTTGAATACTTAGGATGGGGTATCTCTTTACAGTTTTTTAGTTGATACCATATCTTGTAATTTTGTACCATCTTTTACCTTGAAAGTATAATACTGTCCCTTGGTAATGGTTATTGGCATTATCTTTTTATATACATAGGCAAACATTACTAACTCTACTACCTTATTCTGAATAGTCCTAATCTTTATAAATGCCATATTGTCACCATTTTTATCAACTATAAATGTAGTGGACATGACTTCCCCAATGAGTATGTTATTCCCATTGTGCATACGTAAATCATATGTTTTAGAAACATCTTCCATACGAAACCCTAATAAGTCATAAATATCTGGTTGTTCTGGTGGGATCTCTCCTATAAAAGTAAGCGTTAAATAATTAAGTCTCTTAACTGTCCACTCAGTTACTTTCTTATCATTACCCCTATCTCCCCATTCAATTATCATCTTATCACAATTTGCTATTTTAGAATTAACACCATTCCACCACTCAAGAACTTGCCAATTAAATTTATATGACTTACATAAATAGTCAAAAGCACCAACTTTATTTAATGCTGATAATTCCCTCATATTTAAATGTGTATTTCCTAAAAGAAAATCATATAAACTAGGATAATTAGGATTAACACTTATCTTGCCAACGCCCTTTATGCAATTAAAACCAATACGCAAACCATTGCCATTAATAGTCCAATTGTGCTTAGAATTATGTATGTCCACAGGCAACACGATAATGCCCATTCTCCTAGCTTCACCTACGTATTCCCCCTGTTTTTCCATATCTCCTATCTCACTGTTAAGCAATGCACACATATACTCTAATGGGTAGTGAGCCTTTAGATATGCTGTCTGGTACGCTATCATTGCATAGGACGCACTGTGAGACTCGTTAAACCCATACTCAGCAAACTTCTGGATCAACAGCCAGATATAATCTATTCTCTCTTGTGGTATTCTATTAGCTAAACACCCAGCTTTAAATCCTTTTTCCTCGTTAGCCATTGCAACTAGGTTTTTCTTTCCTATTGCCCTTCTGAGCATATCTGCCTGTCCTAATGTATATCCTGCTAGAACTTGGCATATCTTCATTATCTGTTCTTGATAAAGTATTACTCCGTAAGTATGTTTTAAAATATCTTCTAAGGTGTGGTATGGATACTCTACTGGTAATCTCCCTGCTCTAGCCTCTATAAATTGCTTTACCATACCATTCTTAATACACGCAGGTCTATAAAGTGCCACAAGAGGTATTAAGTCAGTAAATTCTTTAGGAATTAAATCTATTACTAGCTGAGTCATTCCAGAAGATTCAATCTGAAAACATCCACTAGTATGACCTGCCTGTAGCATTTCAAATGTCTTAGCGTCTGTATCTGGTAAATTATCAACAAAATCAATAGGAAGATTAGCAAGCTTTAAACATTCATCAATAACTCCAAGTGTTTTAAGTCCTAAAATATCTTGTTTTAAACATCCCATTTCTTCAATATACTTCATGTTAGTGGACACCACCTGAGTACCATCCTTACCACCTTGCATCTCAATTGCTGTGTAGTTGCATGGATCATCTGGAAATACAACTACAGCAGAGGCATGTACAGTAAAATGAGATGATAAACCAAGGATATTCCTTGCTAATTTACAACATTTATCTTCCAGAGAATTAATGGCATAAACCCCACATTCCATATCATTAATACTATTATATTTATCTGCCCATTCATTTACCATACTAATTGGTATACTTAATAACTCTCCAGCCTTCCGTATTGCCCCCATGTCTCCTAGGTAAGATGGAGTTCGTACTTGATATACAGTTCCATATTTATCTTTAACATATTCAATAACTCTTTGCCTATCTTTATCACTAAAATCTAGGTCAATATCTGCTGGAGCAACTCGCTCTAAATGTACAAATCTTTCAAATGTAAGATTATACTTTACTGGATCAAGACCAGTAATTCCAAGCAAGAAAGCAACAAGACTTCCACCAACTGATCCCCTGCCCACCCCAACACGAATTCCACTCCTCCTTGCCCAATCGCACAAATCCCAAGAAATGACCATATAATTTATATAGTCTGCCTTTTCTAAGATCATTAATTCATGTAATACTCTGTCTCTGTACCTTTTATCAGCTTGTTTAGTTTTATCTAATTTTGACTTCCAGCCAATATTAAGAAGATGTTTAACATAATCTAGTTGAGTTTTAAATTTATCTGGCTGTTTAAATACAGGATAATTATGACCACCAAATTTAATTTCTACGTTACACTTATCTGCAATTTCCTGAGTAGAAGCAACTGCCTCCCAAGTATCCATCATAACAACATTATTATCTGTTAAAGCGTTAATAGTTTGTACTTCACTCATTAGGTAATAATTCTTAGCTGTCCAATAAGGTGCTTTAACTCCCACCCACTTATTATGTACTTCTGCATCTTCTTTAAGGACATAATGGGAATCAACCTCTGCTACAAGTTTAGACCCAATTTCCTTAGCAAGTGCCACAGATTTAACATTAAATTCCTTCTGCTCTATCATTGTATTAGTATGAACTGCAACATAAAAGTCATCTCCAAAAAGATCTTTTAACATTATAGCCCATCCTAAATAGTTATCTAATTTTAATACACCACCCATACATGCAGTGGTGCAAATTAATCCTTTATGATACTTTTTAAGCATATCAAAATCAATTCTGGGATCATAGTAATAACCTTCAATATTTGCCAAAGTGACAAGCTTTTTAAGATTATACCACCCTTCTTCATCTTTAGCATATAGGCACATATGAACGCTTTTAGATCTATCCTTGATTGTAACATCTGGAGTGAAATACATTTCACATCCCATAATTGGCTTAATACCATTTTTCTTAGCTGTTTTATACATCTCTAAAGAACCAGATAAAGTGCCATGATCGCATATAGCCACAGCACCTTGACCTAATTCCTTAACTCTTTGTATAATTTTTTCAATTTTGCTCATTCCATCTATAGGCTGGGAATACTCAGTATGAGTATGTAGGTTTACAAAGTTTGGCATACTGTCACGCTACTTTCTGTAAGTATTCATCCCATCTAAACTTGCAGGATAGAGTTGTGGGACTAATAATCATATCTAAGTGTTCACACGCCAAACATTCTGTAACATGCTTGCTAGTTTTTGAGGAGATACATTTTACCTTCTTAGTTCTCCCAATTCCAACAATACTATCAATATCATAAGGGATAAGTTCCAAATGCTCTGGTTTAAAGCATGGATCTCCTAAGTACCCATCGTCTTTAGGTTTTTGCTTATTAGGTAGTGAATAGTCTGCTATCCTTACTACAATTGGAAAATATGTACGCATTTCACCATTTACACTTAGGTCTGGTGGATTAACAACCACAATTTTACCTTGCATGTTGTTCTCTGTTCTATACTTAGAAACTACTTTTACAGAGTCACCAACTTTAAGATCACCTTTATAAAGTGCTTTTTCATTAAATATCATTTATACCCATATCCTTTATATATAATATATTACTTATTTTTAACGCTACCAATGGTTTACTTGTATTAAGAATTAAAAACCCTGTGTGCTTATTACCAATATCATCTAAAAATTTTTCATATGTTTCATTGTCTGTAATAATTGCCTTTGATCCATCAATCATTTTTATTTCATACTTATATAACATTTACTGCCTCCCAATCACTAGCTAGTTTTTTAGCTTCTTTTAAATCTTGACAACCACATAATTCAGAAAGTATTTTCCAGCTTTTATCTGTTAATGTGACACTAACCATAAACCTACCAGAGTTTAATTTATGTATTTCAAAATTGTTACTTTTATAGATATCTTTTTTCTTAGTCCAAAGCAATTATTCATCATCCCCCACTATCTCTACCATTAGCTGTTGCCTACCAAAACGCTCACAGTCACCCCTGCTGGACATAAATATGTCAGCCCTATCTCTATAGCCACCACCAAATCTATCATCTACGATATATCTGTGACCATCCACTATTACCTCAGTACCAAACTTTAGATGATCTATGGCTATTGTATAACCCTCTACTGGCACGTTCCCTGTAGCTGTGATATCACTATCATCTTCTTTGCAATACGCTGATACGTTCATTGATTGCCAACTGTTAGCAAGTGCCACATTCTGTAGTAACATACACAGTAATATGGTAATTATTGCTAATTGTTTCATTACATCACTCCTTAATTTTCAATAGTTTAAAACAATTACTTATTGATCTTGCGTCTTTTTCAATTATCACTATCTTTTCTTTTATTTCTGGTAAATTTAATATAACTACTTTGTTTTCCCAATCAATTTCAATTGTATATAATAGTCCTTTAACCATAGTTATATTTCACTCCTTATTTATAAGTCTAATTAGTTCATCGAAAATATCCTGTGAGGTAACATAAACATCACCAAAATCTGTTGTAATTACCCACTCAGTTTCTTTATTTAAAAGTTCTTCCTCATACTTGTGTTTCCATTTTACTGCCATTTCAATTGGACATTCTTTTGTCCAAAATAGACCAATCCACCCTAGCTTTATACCTTTAGCTAGAGGGTAATTCTTATACCAAAATCCATCATATTTAGCTATTTCAAGGATAAAGTTCATTAAATACACCCACCACAACAACCATGAGGAATATTTTCATTTACTACTCTTGTAATATCATCTACATATACCCATAGTTCATCTGGTAAATTATCTTTATCAATACTCCATTCTCCACTTGTGATAACAATGTCATTATAATCGTTTGTACAATATGCACTACCACCAGAACTGAGTATACTATTTAGAGTATATAATCTATCATTAGCTTTAATTATCAACTCACCAGAACATAAATTAGGGTATCTTCCAGTGTAACTAATAAATTCAATATTCATAATTTCCCTCCTATTTAACTTTTAATGCCTCATCAATTAATCTTATCATTGGTGGTAGTCCTGTATATTGATCCTGTCCACCAGCACCACCAGCTTTCCAAAGTTTAGAGTTATTCCTTATTTCTCCTAAAACATCTTCTAATTCTTTCGTTCTCTTACTATAATCAAACTTTGATTGACCAAGTTCAGCTAAAAGCATTAATTGTTTTACTATTAATTTTCTACGATTTACCTGTGCCATTAGATCCTGAGTCTCAACATAACCCTCTCCAAGTTCAGCCTTAATGATCCATTCGCCTTTTTTAATGCGATCAATTATATTCATAATTTCCACCCTATCTTTTTACTAATTTCAGGTGTCATTCCACCTTTATCTTTAAAGACCTTTGTAAAATACTCCCCTGTTTCACCAATAAAAATACTATTTCCAATATCACCAAATCTCCATAAAATTGCCATTTGTTCTTGTGTCATATTATCAATTCCATCTTTTAGCTTTTTATACATAACTCACCCCTACTTAACCTTCCTACTAGAAAGTGACTACTTAAATAATCTATCTAATCCATAAATTGTAAATGTAACATCCCCACCACATATAGTCATTATAATACAGGTTATTCCTATGATAGCTATAACTATATTTCCTGCTATTGTGCATAGTTTAATTGTGAAATTAAAAAGTTCTTTCATGATTTTCTCTTGTATCCTATCACTGTCGCACTAACAATAAATAACCCCACCCAGCCAAAGGGAGTGCAAAATAATAACATCATAAACGCCCAGAACATATCCATCATACCACCTCTTTATCTATTATTATACACTATTCGGATAAATTATGCAAGTAATGAATATGTTATAATAAATAAAAAGATGCTACCGAAATAAACGCTTGACTATACGCATATATAGGTGTATAATTACATATAGAGTTAAGCGTGTAACTGATATGTACGCATAACTCAATACATAAATATATGGAGGTTTCACTATGCAAACAATATCAATTGATGTAGGCAGAAACGAAGTAAAGGGATTTAATGGTGTAAATGAGGTAGTTTTCAGTAGTATTGTTGGATCTCATCATATCTTAGATGTTAAAAGTTCTTTTACAAATTACGATGTTGAAATTAATGGTACTAAGTATTTCGTTGCTGATCTTGCTAAAGTAGAGTCAATTGACAAGAGCCAAATTGCTACTAAATCAAAAATACATATTGATACTAAAATCCTCCTACTCACTGCTTTACAGTTACTAGCTGATCCTAAGCAACAATTTAAAATTATCACTGGTATGCCAGTAGATCAATACTCAGTTAAATGTAAAAGAGACTTGACTGACTATCTTATGGGAGAGCATATCGTATCTGTTAATGGCGTTACCTCTAAATTTAAAATTGATGATTCAAACCTAGTTATGGCACAAGAGTCTGTCGCAAGTTACTGGAATGAAGTATGTGACATTGATGGTAATGAAATTGATCCTAGAAAGTTCCTTGATAAGAAAGTGAGAGTAATTGATATTGGATCTCGTACCATCAATTACAGCACAATTGATAATGGTACTTTTATAAATACTGAGTCTGGTAGTTTGGATTATGGTATAAAGCGTATTACTAAAAAAGCACCTAGTATTATAGCTGAATATGATGCTCGTAAAAGTTCTTTTACAAAGGGTATATTTTCGGATATATCTGAACAGTGGGCAGATTATGACAATGACATTATGTTGCTTACTGGTGGTGGTTCACTCCTACTAGAAAAACACTTGCTTAGTTTCTATAAGAACGCTATCATAGCAGAAAATGCCAAAATGTCAAATGCTTATGGCATGTATAAAATTCAAGTAGCTGATTCAAAATGAATAAAAACGTGTATCTGAGCGATAAAAAAGATGTTGAAATTATTAACTATATTAATAGTCTTGAAAACTTCTCTGAGTGGATTCGTTGTAAAGTTATGGAAGAGATTTATAAGGATAAACCCATAACAACCTTAGATGAGGTTTTAAAGCGTATGTACCCAAACGCTCATGCACAGAAAGATGAACAGGTTAATGCGTCTAAACCCACGCATATATTAACAGTTAGTCTTGATCCTCTTCCTGACTATAAACCTGTGCAAGAATCTAAAGACAATTATAAGCATGAGTTAGCGTCTACTTTAACACATAAACCTATAGAGGATAATGCGCATAAACATATAGAGGTTTCTAGTGTTAAAAGATCCAGAACTATATAGGGGTATTAAATGACAAATAACATTAGGAATATACGAACAAAACATGCTGATAAAAGATTGCGATCTGGGAGAAATATAGCTTTACTGTTAGGTATTTCTCCCCAATATTATTATAATTTAGAAACTGGTCGAGATGGTAAAAGATTAAACGTAGACCATATTACTAAACTGGCTGAAATATTTGGGGTATCAGTTAATGACCTGCTTGATACCCCAATAGAGCCTAATGATCCATATAGTTGTATAATTGCAAAAGCAAAACTAAATGGAGTAACACCAATAATTTTAGGTAAATTAATAGATATATGGATAAACGGAAAAACCACCTACCAGTAATTGGTAAGTGGTTACTTTTTATCTATTCCTGTAAGGGTTATTATTATCATTGTTATAATTATTATCAGTCCGATTATCTGGGCTTGACCTATGATGCCCTTCTACGTATGTACCATTGTCCTTCTGATATCCATTCACCCAAACGTCATTAGCGAATACGCTAGTCATGGAGAGTATGGTCACAGCTACAGAGATAAGTATTAAGATTTTCTTCATTTGTTATCCCTACCTTACTTTTTATGTTTATTATACCATAAAATAGGGCAAAATCATAGTGTTATGTTTTGCAATGTTAAAAGGTCTTTTGTACCTAAACAACTAATGTTAACTACATAGGCAAATCTTTGATGTAATTGGCAAAACCCATCATCTCTCCTAAATGGACACAGGATACACTTAGATGCTTTCTCAATTTTCTTACTAAGCATGTTCTGTCCCTTGTATTTCACTAGCAATTCATCACTGTACCTTTTGTATTGATTACACTTCCCCTTTTTATCCTTAGTCCTGCGCTGGGGAGGAATCCTGCATCTGTTTAGTTTCTTACTAAAGATGCTACACGTTTCACACTGTCTCATTGTCCCCTCCTTTCTTCTGTTCTTCTGGGAGTGTTCTTGCTGTGGCAAGAAGTTTCGCTTCGCTCAACAGCTAGGAAAACTAAAACAAGAATAGAACTGATTAAACGATCTACAAATACAACAGGTAATGGTGACTGGCAGACTTCCCCCTACCCCATTTTCACAAAATAGGAGTGTCTATACAACAGTTTAAAGTTTATTCTGTATAGATTTTTACCAGCTCAACAGACCTCATTGCAGACCAATATATCTGTGCCATCACTGACATTCGCTGACCTCCCCTGCTTTCGCACCTGCGGAGTACGGGATATTCCAGTTGGTTTTAGTCTTGGACAGACTTCACCAATTAACGAGTAACACATCTTAAAAATGAAAAATAAGATGCTGACAAAGGACGCTTTGTCGTTGGTACATTTTCTGTAATGGCGACGAACCATTTGGTATTTGTTTAAGCACCATTATGTACAGTGCTGGATGATCTTTTTAGTCTCACCCACTCAGTATTCAGTTTTAGGGTAACAAAAATAGGACAAACCTAAGTCTGTCCTAACATATTCTTCCAACACAGAATCATAACGTAAACACATTATATTACTTGCTTATTAACGCATAGTGTGATATAATGAATTTAGTTATTCCGCTAGTGTGTTGTCTAATAACACATTAGTACAGACCTGTAACCGCGACCAACGGTTATGGGTCATTTTCTTTCACTTCTTATAGTATAGCATGTGGATAACTTTTTGTCTATATTTATTTTTAATAATATTCAAAATCTGAATAAATACCGACACGAAGCTAGGATGCCCACCACTGATTATAATGGGCATCCTAGCCTATACTATTAGTTTAGTTAGATGTCTCAATACAGGGCATTTGTAGGGGTTTAGTGCTATCTAGGTCGTCCATGTTCACACCTCTAGTTACCTGATCCACTATGGAGTTATGCCCAGAAAGTGCTTCTTGATATGTAGAATATCTTTCACAGTAACAGTCCATTCTTCCATTTTCTTCATTAAATATCATAGTCTCAAATATTTGTGGATCACCTTTACCCCATCTATGATTTAGCCCCAAAAATACAGTTGAGATTAAATAACCATTAACTATATTTCTACCAACTTGAAGATCCCCACTTTCTCTAAGTTTTTCCATGTTCATACTCCAAGACATAACACCAATTGCTGGGATAACACTCTTATCTTTATTCATAACATAATAACTTGCCATTATAAATCTCTCCTTATAAATAACAATATGTGGATTATACCCATCATTGCGATAAGTATAATCCACTAGCCTATATTGTTTTGAGGGGGATATCCAAAAGACCTTTTACAGCCTATGTTGGTTTGGTTGCCCTACATGGAATCGAACCATAATTAAAGCCTTATAAGGACTCCGTACTAAACCATTGTACTATAGGGCGATGGAGGAAGGGGCTGGGATTGAACCAGCTATGCTGTTACGCAAACCTTGTCTTAGCAGGACAGTACATTACCAATCTGTCAACCTTCCATGTAAAGAGCGTTTGACCACCTACGCACAAGGAACAAATGGGCAATTCAGAGTAAGAAATAAAAGCAGTCATATTTAAGATTTAAAGGCACATATATGTATTTCCTAGGTTCATATATGCGTTACACCTTTCAGGTTGTTATTTCACAACAATTCTATTAGTGTAATGATATCAGTCACCTCCTAGGTCAAAGATCACCTAGCCCAGACTAAAATAAATCTACTTCTTATTTTTCTCTAAATATATTTTAGCACTTATCAAAGAGTGTAAAGGGAACCCCGCTCTGGGGTAAACCTTACGTTTTACTCTTTGATAAGTGCTAAAATAACACTATGATTCATTATAGCATAAATACAAACAAAGGTCAAGTAAAATATTCATAAAATGAATAAATATTTTACTTTTTCAACACAACCATAGCAATAACCCCAATAATTACCAAATCTCTCTCTAGTTTCAATTTACGAATTTCTTTGTTAGTCTCTTGTTCGTACTTGTCTAAGGATTGATTTGCCTTCTGTAATGAGGTCTGCGCTTGAATTATTGATTGCTCTGCTACTGTCAATTTCGTATTTAACTGATTTATTTGTGTCTCTGATTTCGTTAACAATAAACTTGCTCTCTCCAATTGCTTGTCCTGCTGTAGATTGTTCTGCTCCAATTGATTGAAGATCTGTTCTAACCTCGTCAATTCCTGATCTGTTATTTGATGGGCTGAACACGTTCCAGCAAACAATCCCAATGACAATACAAGTAATAATAATATAAAACTTCTTTTTACCATCTAAAGGTTTCACCAATCCTTCCACTTCTTGTGTCAACGTGGACAAATTCATCTCCAAAATACCTCCCTACTCCATCAGCATTACATTCCTCTGCTACTTCTGCTAATGTTTCTACAGTATAACCCTCTGGGATAAGTAAATCACTAGCACATCCTAAGACATGCTGGCTATCTGGCACACCCCCAACATCTGCGTTGTGTGAGGGGCATCTATAGGCACAAGAGAGGGTAATAGGTTTACCCACTTGTTCCCTAATTGCATCCAGTAAATCAACTAGGGTTTGATCCATTCCATTCTCTGGAAGTCCACCACAACATTTACATCTCATTTCATCTTCTGTAAAATATTTACTGTTTATCACAATTTTCTTTCCTTTCACAATATATTCCATACGTTTTATATATTAAACATATACACTGTATGATGATGTATACAATTGTTACAATACATACCCAATCTGATAAAGCCACTCCAAATAGGGAAATTACTGATACTACACTTGCAGGGGCTAGTTTAACTAATTCCTCTCTAATCTCTCCAGTTTCCATAAATACCTCCCTGTTATGATTTTGGAACAAACTTCTTTATCAAATTAATGCCAGTTAGTGTCCCAAGAAATACGACTAGGCTATTCCACATTATAATAAACTTATCTATATGCTCTACAGGAATATAGGACATAAAAAAGAATGAAAGCAAAATTACTATAAATAGCACTAATGCAATCACTCTATTGAGGGAAACATCCTTTACGTCCTGTGTATCAGTTAGAATTAAAGGTAAATTACTCAGAATACCTATTAAATTCTTACGAAACACCTTTTAACCTCCCTGTTTTACTAATTTGTACAAACTTTGCGATATCATCCTTTACTGCATCTTTATCATTCTTTGAGGCTGTACGCATAAAGTTTTCAATCTTAGTTCTCATTATTGGATTCAACTCAGCTTGTTCCTCTGGCGTACCTAGTTTGTACACCTTCAATGCCTCTGGCAATGATAAATGCTCTTTAACTGACCTAGATATAATAGGTATATCTTTAGTGTTTTTCAATTTCTTAGCATCAGAATGGCTAATAACTCCATCAGATAATCCCTTGTCTAGCATCTCTTGTGCCTTTGGATCTTTCTTAGCAAAAGCCCTAGCAATTGATGTTTTAGCATCTGATTTCGCCATTGATTCTGCTGTTTTTGGCTCACTAGAAGTTTTAGCTTGCATAATTTCGCTCATTTTCTTCTCAGCTACAGATTTGTTAATATCAGAAGGTGCATTAACTACGCCAGTAAACCCTAAGACTTTCTGAATTAATGGTGCATCTGAGTCTGATTGTTGACTGTTCTTTACACTAAAAGGAATAAATCCACCAGCTACAAATGCTACCCTATCAGTAAATCTTTTCACGAAAGGATCATCTTCATTAGCAATTGCCTTACCATAATAATCTTTATTGTGCAACATTTCTGCAATTAATCCTAATGCTGGATGTAGTTTATTAGATACTGTTTTCACAGGATCATTTTTCATTGCATAAATATCTTTAATATAAGATGGTAATGACACTCTCTGCTCTACGCCCTTTGGATCTAACTGACCATTCCTAGGGAAAAATAGATCCTTTGCACTTTCTGGGGATTTCCCAGTTGCCATATATTGGTACGTTGCTCCCATGAGTGCTAATGTCATGGGTAGTGCTAATGTATAACTAGCGCGATAAGATAGTTCTGGCTTAGATTTATTCTTTAATCCTTTAGCTACTGCCTGAGTTAAATCTACAGCCCCACCTCCTAATTCTCTCCAAGTACCTAAATTCCAACCTACTGAACGTGTACCTGCCATTAAAACATCTTTTAGAGTCTTATTCCAGAACAAATTATCATAAACCATTTGCCCCATTCTATTATCTACTGAGTTCCATATCTTACCCATAGTTTCCCTGAGTTTAACAGGATCTTGTGATAATATAGGATTTTTCTCTAACTCATATTTTGCAAGATCATAAAATATTCCCAGCTTTTGCCTAGGAACTAAATGCTCCATTATGGGTTTTCCTAGTTGATCCATTACAGCAAATGGTATTCTAGCTACGCCACCTACAGTATTCCCATCTTTAAATGCTTTCTTCATTCCTTGCCATGCGTCAGTTTTATAGAAATCATCCATTTTAACCCTAGCCCCACCAGCTTGCAATGCCTCTACTATTTGACCTAGGATTGGATCATGCCCTGCACCAGCTTTGTTCCATTCTTTAATTACATCATTACCCTTTAGTGGATTGGTTATAAACGCTAATGGAGATGATAAAACATCTTTAAAGCCAGCACCAATATCACCCTTTGACATTTTATACAGACCTAAGCTTACCCTTGATACAATACTATCTACGCTAGTAAACCCAGCATGGAAAGCAGACATACCTAATTGGAATTGATTAAGAGTATTGGCAAGTCCTAAATATCCTCTAAATGCTTTTGATTTACCCCTTAGTCCTGCACTTAAATGATTGTTAATCAGATCTGCTACCTCTCTAGGGGCGTAAGATACTGTAAGTTTCTGGTATCCTTTAACATCCCCTTTAATCCTTACTCCATCAACTACTGTACTAGGTTTAAACAGAGGTGCATATTTAGTTGCAATCTTATCATCTATTTTGATCCACCCATCAGGCTGATTTTCCCCTACCTTAATATCCTTAACAAGCCCTCGCTGTTTCAATTCATTCATTGTCTCATGTGCAGTAATATACTTATTCATTTCATGTAACTTTAACAATGATAACTCTACAGGATTGTAAGACACTGGCTTTAAACCTTGTGCAATACCCTCTGCTGTAGTTGGAATACTACGTTTCTTTAAGAATCCTGCTTGCCCTTCCATTGGGTTTTTTGATAACCATTTACTCATAAACTCTTTAGCGTCTGTATCTGGTCTTTCCCAGATATGAGGAAAGTAGTTTTCAATAAAGTTAGCAAGTTTATTCTTTCCTAATGCTTGTACTCTGTCCCTAGCTTCATCTAGGGAAGTTCTCATATTAGCTATATATTTCTCAATCATTGGGTCTGAGTGTTTAGTGCCATTTTCAATACTGTCAATTATAGCTAGGTTTTCAGTATTTGATAATGTTGCAAAATACTCCTTACCAGTTTTATTTAACTCTCTGGCAACATCCATTCTATGTTCATTAGTAGATAATTTATGGGAGATTACACCTCTAGTATCACTAGTCTTTTTATTAACAGTTGCAGGAGCAACTAACCTTTGCGTGTCTCTACCAGCCTCAAGAATTGCTTCTTTAAAAGCCAACGCAGAAGGAGAAACATCATCCTTTAGAAATTTCTTAGCACTACTAGTGATAGACTTCTTGACGTACTTAACTTCTGGATTAGTATAATTACCAGTTAATTTAGTTTCTCCACTTAAAACATCACTAGCTATTTTATTAAACCTACGCATAACTGTCTCAGCTTGTACCTCAGTAAGAGTTTTAGTAAACCTTTGGTTTTCTGGTCTTTCGCCTTTAAGTTTACTCATAACATCTTTAAAGAAGTTTCTAACATGATTAATTAATTCTGTAAACAAGCCAGGGTTTCTTCTATGAAGCTTATCCCAAAAGTCTGGTTTCATGAAACTATTTCCCACTTCATTAGCAACAATTTCTTGTTCTGAATCATGGAATCCTAATTCTCTCCTTCCAGATTCTTCTTGATAATGGAGGGCTTGTTTCATGTCAATACCTAGTGTTTTACTTAGTTTCTTAAACATAGCAGGATCATTCTCTATCATATGATGCGCCCACTCATGACCTAGTACCCAATGGGTATTCATTTCGCTATTCCTATTAATGTAAGCTTTACCTTTGAAATAGTATCCATGATCTTGCTTATTGTCATTATGATAGAATGTTACATCAGTCCCTAGGGCTTTACCTAATTTAACTACAGTTTTATGTTCTGGTGAAAGATCAACTTGTGAGATTTTCTTTTGCCCAGCTTCTTCATTATAAACATGACCATCCTTATCTACTGTAAATGATCTTTTAGGTGTTTCTGCTTTAACTTCTGGAATAACCTCTTTTTCAATTGGCTTAACTGACTCAATTTTAGGAACAATGGCTGTTTTAGCAGATTCTTCTCTCTTTAAAACATCTCTCTTAATCCAATACCCTCTACCATCTTCTCTTTTAACTTTAACTTGATCTGGACGAGAATCATCAGTAATAGTTAATTTAGTCCCTTTAGGATCATTAACCTTATCACCATTTCTAAAAGGATTTTCCTTTTCAAATACTGTTCTTTGCTCTGGTTTTACAATTGGATCTGCTTTAACTACAGGAGGTTTTTGCTCTGGTCTAAACTCCTGTGTAGGTGGTTTTTCAACTTTACCCTTGAATTGCCCAGCATCAGCCTTGGCAGGATCTACAATCCATGACTTACCATCATTAAAATGTACAGAATGTACACCATCATTGATAAGTTTCTGCTGTAGAACTTTCATAAATCCAGTAAATGCCTTTTCTGACTTTGGTATTCCTAGGTTATATTTTTGACCTAACTGAATCGCGTCACCATCAAATCTTAAATGACCTTTTGAATCTATAGGACTTCCAACCAATACCCCCTGCCCCTCTGTGTGAGGAGTACCAATCATTTCGTGATTAGTAACTAAATCAGTTGACAGTGAATTTGTCTTTACTGGTCTAGTAGTTTCAGTTACAGTCTTGGGATCTCCAATATGTACAAAATCAGAACCTACTGGTGGAATTATTGCTGGCTGTGACTCTGGACGCACTACAGGAAGATTATTTTCTGGAAGGATATCTTGTCCACTTCCTGCATTTATTGGCTCTACAGGATCATTAAACTTAGCACGTTGGTCTGCAAAATGACCTGCTTGTTCATTTAATCTTTGTCTATCCCCTAAAGTACCTTGACCTTCTCCAAGTAGTGCAGGGTTACTCTGGTCGTAAGGAACAGTAGTGGGATCTTCAATCATCATATGATTAACTGGTTTAATGTTTCCATCTTCTTGATTTTGGAATTCATTATATCTAACTTGATTCTCTGCGTCTATTCGTACCTTTTCTGTGTGTGCTTGGTCTGCATCAATTTTACCTTGTACTGCCTTTGCCGTAGCTTCTGGATTTTCAGATAATGCAGTACGCATAATATGTGTACTATCCTCATAATTCCTAGCTAATTTTAGTTGTGCTTGGTATCCTTCAAGTTTATCAGCATCAAAGTATTGTGAATTAGTTTTAAAAGTCTTAGCAACACTAGCTGAGTCCATATTGTCATACTCACTAGCTATTTTACTAGGATCTCCAGTAGTAGCGTAATGATTTACTGCGCTGAGTATACCATGTAATGCTCCACCAAGAACTGCACCACCAGCAATTGCCTCTTTAGTTTCATCTGATCCAAGATCAAATTTCTTACCTTGTGCCATATCATCAGCATAAACCATACCAGCACCTTGAAGTCCACCAGCACCACCAGCTAGGGCAGTCTTGGCTAGACCTGTGGATATTGGGTATTGTTTAGCCATATTTCCAATCATACTTTCTGCTCTTGTGAAAGGTAAAGCTGTTTGAAAAGCTGATAATGCCATATTAACTGGCAATTGATATTGAAAATCTTTACTTGCACTATCACTAGCTTTATCATAATACATAGTATTTCCATAAGAGTCTTTAGGGGCATTAGGATTAGCTAGTTCTTCTGCTTTTACTTTATTAAACATACTACCAGCAGACTCCCCAGACATTACAGTACCACCTACTGCACCACTTGCTAAACCAGCTTGCGCTAATACTTTAGCTTTTTCTAGTGCGCTTAAAGATGATAATGCTCTACCACCTAAAAGGTATGGTAAAGTTGCACCCTCAGTTAATATAGAAGATGCAACTACTGGAATCATTGGGACTACTGACTGAGCAAGACCTTTGTAAAACTGTGAGTTAGGATCAACAATTTCAGAGGCAGAAAATGGAGTTGTTCTTTGGCTTGCATTATCCTCGAAATACTTATTACCAATATCCTGCATAGAGTTTCCTATATCTGTAGCACCAGCCCATTCAGCAAGACCACCTGCTGTAGATAATAAGCTACCTCCACCAGCTTTTAAGTTATCCCAAATACCATGTTCTTGCTGTGGTTGTTGGTATTGGATTGGTTCTGGGAGATCTGTACTCTCATTTGCGCTTTTATATAGACCACTAATATAGTCATTTGTATGGTCTGTATAGTCTTTAGGTTGTTTAGTTGATGCCAAATATATCACTCCATTAACTTCTCTTTTAGAGAAGTGTTTATTTTAATTATTGTTTAGGTCTACCATATTCATCATATTGAGATGCGTTATTTCTGAATGGACTAAATAGGTTTTCAAAGAAGCTACCTACAGTTCTATTTTGTGGCTGTAACATAGTATCATTAGACTCCGTACCATATTGTGCTGACTGATAACTTGGCTGGGAATTTCCAATTATACTAGCCATTGGACTTGCTGGTTGACTTTGTTGTCCTACGTTAGCCCTTGCGTTTGATGCACTTTGATTAACAATATACGATAGATCATTATCCATAGTATCATGAGGGATACCAGCATCTTTCGCATGTTCGTATGCTTGTCTTAATACCTCTTGTTGATCTCTACCATAGTTCATAGTTGAGGCTTGTTTGAGTAGTTCACTATACACAGCAGAAGATTCTGCTTGCTTCTTAGGATTTTTGTTCTTTCCAGCTACATATAGGTCTATAGAACTTGGCGTTTGCGCTACTCCTGTTCCTGTACCTCTTGGAGCGTGTCCACCTGTACCATTAGCCATTGCCCAATTATTAGCTGTGCTAGAAATAACATTATCTGTACTTGCTCTAGTATGTTCTAAGTTAGCTTTTTCTTGTTCACTAAGATTAACTTTAACTTTACTTCCAGCTATTGGTGTTCCTTTAGCTGTAACCTTTTGTGTCCATCCCTGACCATTATCATCTACTGATTTCTCTTCATGAACATCTGGCGACTCTGCTAATGCTCTTGCATCTGCTAGACTCATAATACCTAATTGCTGTGCCTTTAATCCTAAAGTAGTGGCGTGTGTCATTTGTTCCTCTGGCGTTAACCCAGCATCACGATCACCCTTTAATTGATCTGCAATTTTCTGTATATAGTTAGACTTATGCTCACTCCAAGTATTATCTAGTAGTTTATCGTAATGACTTCCTAGGTCTTTCCTTTGAATGTCACTCATTCCCCTACCTAGCAATCCACCAGACAATGTTGCTTTAGCCATTGCGTTATTTCTCTGTACATCATTTTCTGACTGGATACTTGCCTTACTAGGCATTACAGAGGCTAATTGCTGTGCATTAGCATTACTGCCTAGAGATTGAGATTCTTGTACTGCCTTAGATGATGGTTGAGCAATTAAGGAAGGTGTTTTAAAATCATAGTTAGGCTGGATATCCTGACCATTACTATCAAAATTAACAATATTAGCCATAGGGCTATTTGCTTTAGCTTGTTTTTGTGCATTAGTAGGGTCTATTGCCATTCCAAATTGATCTGCTGTTTTTTGATTTAGGTTAGCTTGTGCAGTATTGTAAATACCATCAATAGCTGTAGTATTTCTACCACCACCTATACCAGAATCAATTCCACCATTTGCGGAGAAGTTAGCCATGCTACTCTGTTTTTGCTTCTCTGCGTCAATCTCTGCTTGTGCTTGTAATGCTTGCTGTTTATAGTAATCAGCATCTTGCAATTGCTGTACTCTATTTGCACCCATTGAACCTAGGAGATTTCCAAGTTGATATCCTAGTCCATTATTTTGAACTACTTGATGTTTACTACCATAATAATCTGCCATTGTAAATCTCCTCTCTTATTTTGATTTTGATCCATAGAATGATCCTACACCACTCATAAGCCCACCTAAAAATCCTTGGTCTTGTGTAGTAGTTGTTTGTTGGCTATTTGCTGTACTAGTTGCATTGTTAGCAGAGGTTGTATAGGCATTACCTGTGCCATAGCCATACATTTTATCTGTATTTAAGTAAGATCCAGTTGCAAGGTTATTTGCCTGACTTACTTGATTTCCCAGCAGGCTAGATTGGTTATTTAACATATTACTCTGCGTATTTAATGCTCCTTGATAATTCTGAGCAGAAGCATTATCAAATGCAGTTTGAGCGTTAGCTATAGCTTTATTAGTACCAGAACTATTCATAACTCCACGTTTACCACCATTTGCTATTGTAGTACCCATTGTCGCATTATAGTTATTTTTAGTAGCATTATTCATGTTATCTAGCAATGTCTGATTTACCACACCATTAGCTAAGTTACTAGCTGATTGATTCATAGTTGTATATGAATTATCTGCGTTAGCTTGCATACTAGAATAATTAGGTGTCACTGCTCCAGTAGTTCCATTAGTGAATGTATTGTTTAACTGACCTAATAGATTAGCACTTAATGTACCTCCTGCCTGTGCGCTAGGTAATCCAGCCCTAATTATTGCATTTTGATCATCGCTTAGTGGTGTAGTAGTTGTTTCAGTTCCACCCATAAGATCACTCCTCTTTTCCCACTTCTAATTCTAATACCCAAACAATTCTCCCATCTTCTGCTACAGAAAGTTCATCTACTATAATTGCTACTTTCCATAATCTCTGGAAAACTCTTGGGTTTCTTCGTGTCATTGTCTTTAAAAGACCTTTATGTTCTCTTGCTTTCTGAAAGATGAACTTTCTCCAATACTCTCCATCACCTACTGTTTGGTCTATCCAAACATAATCACCTTTGATGTACCATATCATAAATGAATTATCTGGGGCGTATTCTATGTTATGCTCTGGATTGTGATAGAATTTTCCACCAGTTTTAAGTTCGTAAAACGCTTTCCATTCTTCTCTTGTCATAGTTCTGCAATTTCCATTAGGATATGATTGATAGTGAGTGGTACAGTTGTTGATAATTCTAAGTCAATTTCTTTTAATCTCTTAATAGATCTTTTAAGTCTCTGCTTTGATAGATCTACTGTAAAATTAAACATCCCAGAACTTATCCTAACACTACCAGAAGTTTGCTCAAAGGAATAATTAATCTTCTTTAAAAGAACTTTGTTAATAGTAGTGATTTTATTAAGTTTAAGCTTGAAATTTATAGGAGTTCCATTATCAGTTACATAAGAATCATCCCACCAGTGCAAGTGATTTCCTGTAGCAATTAAAGTTCCACTGTCTGTTTCCTCTATATCTACAATTTCTTCTGGAAATATAAACTTAGTTAAAGCACCAAAAGCATAGTGAAAAGCATAAACAGTATTGTTATTTGTTGGTTTTAATATTAGTTGGTTTTTCTTAGATAAGTGCCATATTGTGGGATGATAGATTGAGGTTGTTAATTCTTTATTAAACTTATCAAAGGCATTAGACATTTTAAAGTTTCCATACTCAGATACAGTTCCTAGGCTCATTAACCCTCTCGTTGATAGGAACACTATGTCAGTTCCTATTGTATCTGCTGAGTACATATATTTACATCCTGAGTTAGTCCCAATTTCATATACAGACCAATCTGGATATTCATTTGATAGTTGATATACTTTTCCATTAGATTTAAAAATAATCAAATCTGTAGAAAGCTGTTTTACACAAACAATATCTCCACCATCTTTATAGCCAATCTCTACATATTTACTTGAAGAATCATCATTATCATCATCTAGCCAATTAGCTTCATCACCAGTACCAGAGTAGCGTATGTTATCCTCACCAACCTTAGATGTTGCAATTCTACCAAAACGCACAAAACATATATCACAGTCTGGGGAATCCTGAGTAAGTACAGAATCATCAAACCATATTGTTCCCTTCGCTATTGTTTTAAGACCATATGTATAGTCATAGGACTGTAACTTACCACCACTAGCAATAACTACACGACCACCAAACTTAGCACACATTGGCTTGTTAGATCCTGTTAATGATCCAAGATATAGGCTTGTAGTAAAATCTGTTTTATATATATCTCCATTAGTTAGAAATACAAATTCTACATTCATTTCATAATCATAGAACGTACCTAAGATGGGTACAACGAAAGACAGAAATGGACTAGATAATCCACCTCTGCCTTTAATTTTACCTGACAAGTTCAGTTCAAAATTCTCATTTATTTGTTGCTCATTTTCATTAATAACCTCTGGTGGTTTTCCAGTGTTAATTCCACCAGTAAAATCTAGGTACTTTATCTGTCTTGTTGCATGTTTATTAGATGGTTTTGACATTACTTAGGACTTCTAATTACTGTTTTCATGCTACCTGCTAAGATAGTTCCTGCGCTGGCACTAGCAGGAAGTAAAGCAATTTTCATATACTTACTTACAACACTTAGACCATCTAAAGGAATTCTATAGATATGATAAGTTCCTGTATCATTAATGAAATTAACTGTACCAATTAGTTTGTTATTTGCTACGTTTGCATCCTCAAAAATAACTCCATCTTCACTGCATACTGCATAAACATCGTATTTTTGACTAGCACTACCAGTTGTTAGTTTGGATTGCAAATATAACTCTCCACAAATTGCCTGATCTGTGGCAATTATTTGAGCAAATAATGTATATGTGCTATTGACCATTACGGAATCAGTTGCAGAAATAACAGTTGTAATATTATTAAATCTATTTGCCATATTAGATCATCCCCATTTCTGTTTTTAATGCTTCAATAATAGCCTTTGCGTCTGTAATTTGTGTTTCAAGAGAAGTTATCTGAACTACCACTCCAGCCAATTCAGTTTCTAAAGATGTTTTTGCTTCATCTACAGCAACTAAAATATCAGTATTTAGTTTTTCCACTCTAGACTTTGGATAGACAAGTTGATTTTCTAGGTTAGTTAGATTAGCCTGTTCTGTCCCTAGTTCCTGTAATTTGTTATACTTTGTATACAGTGGGAAGAACACCTCTGGTGCGAATTCTGTTTCCTCAGAGATGCCAAAGTCTTTAAATATGTTTGTAATATAAGATTCAACCATTGTTAAATCACTCCTTATTTTTGTTTTTGAGCATAAAAATAACCCTGCCATTCTTTGCAGAGTTTACTGTCCTATTGGGTATGAGGATTCCATTTGAGTTTGATAATATAGTTGTGGATTGAGAGGATTGGGCTTTACTAAGGTGAAAGGAGCAAGAATATAAGCAACAGGATTTAAAGGTAAATTAGTATCTGTGGCAATTAAACAACTACCAGCACCACCACCACCAGCACCTCCACCATCATACGCACCAGATCTAGCACCTCCAGAACCACCCCCACCAAAACCTGCTCCACCATTACTACCTGCGCTACCATCATAGGTGCGATTTCCACCAAAGCCACCAGTTTGTAACACATTCAAATCCCAACCTATAATAGTTTTTGCAACTAACAAAACTACTGCCCCTGCCATTGCACCAACTGTTGTTACTGCACCATCAGAGGTAGCACCATAACCACCATAATATCCTCTCGCTCCTCCTAATCCTCCAGTGCCACCACCACCAAAAGCATTGCCAGAAGCACCACCATTGCCACCAGTAGATCCAATAGCATTACTACCTGCTATTGCTCCATTACTACCAGCATTACCACCAATTCCAGGCGAATTATAAGTGCCAGTCCAAGATGCACCAACCCTACTAATAGACGAAAAAATTAAAGAGGCAGTAATGCAAATAACAATTCCATTACCAACAGAAAACACTAGTTTATTTTTTAAATCATCTAAAGATGATACTATTCCATTTGGCTTTAACGTAGTTCCATAAGGTAAACCAATAGATTCTGCTATCGTCATTCCATTTGTTAAGTCAATTTTAGATTTAGCTTTAACAATAACTATACCACCATACTTATTAGTAGAATCAAAAGCTAAAGGTGATAACGAGCAGTTGATAGTTAAGTTATTAAAGTTAGGTATCTGTACAACTTGACATAAATATTTAGATAAATCTACTACAGGAATATCTTTATTAAGTGTTAAGACACTCCCTGCAACCCCTGTTATCCTAGCAAATCCATACAACCCCATCCCACTAATTTCAGAGGTGAGGCATCCAGTGGAATGAAATGCTATATCTTGACCTACAGTAAAACTTCCATACGCCCCAACGCTAGGAGTTCCAATGGTAATGTTCTTAGATCCACCTTGCGCAGTTACATTGGCATAAGAGTTTAATTGCACAGGAGTAGAAATTGTTACATCTCCTAATGCCCCTGTACCTAAATCAGTTGTATATGCCATTATTTTCTCCTTTCATTATAATCTCTCCATAGTAGATGGTAGAAATAGCGTGGTTGTAGGGAGTGTTTTTTGAATATTTATAGGTAAATCAATGCCAGTAGTTACCCAAGTGCCATTAACTATTGTGCCATGTCTATTATTACCGCTTATATCTGTTGCAATAGTACCACTGCCTGTCTGCAAGGGATAGTGTATAAGCAAATTGTCTGTGGGCCATATCCCCTGAGTATTCCCCTTTAAGATTTCTGCATCTGTTAACACCCTAGCATAAAATCTAAACCCTAGTAATTGACCATTTAGATATGAACCCCCATTATACCCACATATCATCCACGTGCTATCTATCGCACCAGTTGTTGGAACAATTTTTTTGCTTACATATTTATTAGAGTTGTTATAAAAATTAACGATATTGCGTTCAGATTCTGCCAGCGAAGAAGCTGATCTTGTTATTACAGTTCTATTTAAGACATTTGAAGCAATAGGAGTTTCAGTAGTGTTAACCCAAGGAGATGATTGGTCACAAGCTCCAAAAGTCCCATCTTGCCAAATAAACGAAGCCATATAACCAACTTGCTGAGATGGGTTTGTTGTATTTGAAAATAAACATATTGGAGAAGTAGATAAAATGGGAATGGTATCAAAACATAATGAATAACCACTACTGGCAACATGTAAACCAACATCATCAGGAAAATTTATGCGACCAGTACCAGTAAAAGATAATCTGGGTTTTGCCATTTATTCACATCCTTTCTATTACAATTTATTTGCAATAAATCTATCATAGGCTATTCTCTATTGAGGTGGGGAGAAATAGGGAGGTCGTGGGGAGGGGAAATAATTTAGCAGTAGTATCCCATGCAGTAAATCCTGGTGGAATAGCAAAATTAAAAACACTTCGTCCAAAATTAACAGTCATAGTTGAAGAAGTTCTACTATCGCCTCCAGTATTTGTCAACAAAATAAATACAGGGCCAAGCAAATTAATATCAGTAAAAGGAACGCCATATAGAGAACCATTTTTGTAAAAAGTAAGAACCCCATATGTCAAATCAATTAATAACCCAATTACATCATGATTAACAAAACCACCATAAGCCCTAACATTAGTGGAGTCATAAGATTGTGAATCTGTAGGTGTATTAATATTGCCTATTCCTACACAAGATGCTCCACCACTTGCTGAACCCACACCAATTACAGTAATTTCTACATAAAATTTACCAGTTGTTTTTGACAGTGTGCTTAAAACGCTATAAGGCTTATTAGGGATATTTGCTGTTAATAAATCAGGACTTAAAGTTACAGGATTGCCACGTTTGAGCGGATCTAAGGTTGTAAACATACATTATTCCTCCATCCAACATTCATAATGTCCCAAAGTAACTACCCCTGCACCACCTGTAACTTTACCAAAGACTTCCACTTTAACTGTAGGAGTAACGATATTAGGAAAATCAATATATCCCTGCACAATTCCACTTGCGCTAACATTCAAAAGACATTCATTAGCTGATACAGTAGAACCATTGGAAGTTGTAAGTCTACATCGTAATTCAGCAGAAGTTACACCAGTGCCTAAAGTAACACTTGCTAAAAATCTAATCTGGCAAGAATTGTCAATTGCGTAGTTGATAGGAAAATATCTAGTGTCTAATATAGTCGCAACGTTAGTTGATACGCTAGTCATTGGATTAGTTTGAATCATTGTTTGTCCACTCATAAAATCCACTGGAATACCTTGTAAAGTAAATTTATTAAGAGTATAATCCCCTGTTACTGCCTTGGCGTAAATTGTTACATTCCAATATTTTCCTGTACCCACATCAGCAAGTGTACTACAATCAATATTTACAGAATCTTTCTTTCTAACTCCTACTGAGTTTATCACTGACATAACTTGTGTAACAGTAGTAGTTCCATCTGAGATCTGCACTTGAACTTGTCCATTACCACTAGAGATTGCACCAAGTTTTAACTTGCTTGTGTGTCTAGTAAAGTCTGGAATAATCACACCATCATAAAGATAATCAAAAGATGTTTCAGAGGTTGTCACTTCATAGTTTGTATGTAAGAGAGTTAGTAAATTACTACCCCCTGCCATGTCAACCCACTGAGTATTATAATCTGTAGTATCAATCTTAACTAAAGCTTGCCCAGCAACACCACCAGCAACTACACCATAGCCAGTAGCACCAGTAAGTCCTGTTAACCCCCTATCTCCTGTATCACCCTTAATACTTGCTCCAGTAGCACCAGTTAATCCAATATCTCCCTGTCTACCTTGCTCACCAGTTAGTCCAGCAAAATAAGGTAGTGCTAACCAATTTGCTAATCCAGTGCCTACTTTAAATTTCTGAGGAGTGGTATCCTTTGTAATCGCCATTTCCCCTAATGCTAGAATAGGATTTGCTAAAGTCCAATTTGCCTCAGTATCTATTCTTAATTGTATAATATCTGCCATTATGCACCCCCTCCACTTATAATCTGAGATTCTAGGTAAATACTAAAAGCATTACCACCATCTATATTCTGATCTTTTCTACTACCACCAGTAGTAGTTACAACAACTTGTAAATTAACATCATTAGTACCATCAAATGAAACAGAACCAAAAGCATCACCAGTAAGGTTGATAATTCTTGGAGTTGTAAGCTTACTTGCCTTATCAGCACTTACAACATTATCACCAATCTTAACAGCATCAATTATTCCATATCCATTTAAAGTGTTAGGAGTAGCAATGATATGCGAAAAAGTATGTGTCCCACTATTAATATGATTTGTTAGATTTGTTTGTACTGCGTTAGCCTTTGCTTGTGCGCCAGCAGGAGTTTCCTTAGTCCCTATCAAGTTAAATACTGTAGTAGCAAACTCTGGATCATTACCCATTGCATTTGCTAGTTCAAGTAAGGTATCCAATGCAGGAATTGAACCATTCAATAAGGCAGAAATTAATCCATCTGCATAACTTTTAGCTTCATTTTTTGCGCTTGATACACTTCCATCTACCTCTGTCTTAGTATAGATATCAGTAAGACCACTATTAATAACTAATGTTGGTTTTCCAGTAAGTCCTGCCCATGTTTTACTACCTTTTTCAGAGTCAGTATAATCTTTAGCAGAGTTTAAGATAGTAGTATCTTTTTGGTCTACCTCTGTTTTATTGTAGGCATCACTAATACCATATCCAGATAGAGAGTTAGGGTTATAACCAGCAACTACCCTACCTTTTTTGTCTACTGTTACTGATTTATAAGTACCAATTCCAATTCCTGTGTCAGTAAGTGTTAATACACCATCATCAATATTGATATCATTACTAGCCACTAATATTTGCTGACCAACGCTAGTTGTATATGTTATATTTGAATCCTCTACCATGATAGGATCTGAGGAGTTTAAAAAGAATATCTTACCACTATTTTCAGAGCCTCTTTTAATTACTGCCATAAGTGGCATACCTACTGCCCTTTGCCACGCAAGGGTATCTGCTATATATAATCCATTCTTTCTAGCATCTAACTGATCTTTTACTAGGACAGTATCACCCTTTACAAGTTGTACACTATCAATATTAAGTAACCCCACCATTGGTATGTTTGCGCCTGTGGTAGCTACTGTAACAGCTTGCGTATGACTATGCACTGTAGGTCTTGCAATACTATCATCTTTTAATGATCTAGTATTCTCTATAAGATACTGTAGAATATCTTTTAAAACTGTAGACTTAATCCCCCATGATCCATTATGAATGATAAGATCATTAGAGTCTCTTGTCTCTCCGTATTGAAATGCCATTTAGTACCTCCTTGGTTATAAGATTGGATATATAGGATTATTTACATTACACACACTAGGGAAGTCCCTAAGTTTTTCACGATATAGTTTTACTTTACTGATCCAATCCTCTCTACTTAGTCCCCCTGTGGGATAATCATCCAGTAATAAAATATCACTTTTAGATAACAAATAATCTCTTTGTATTCTTATATTATTTAATAGTTCATCATTTCCAATTATTCTACTTATGATATTGTTATTATCATCATAAGATATTAATGTTGGATCATAAACTACATCACTATTAATTGCATGATAATCTCTAGTTTTTAAATCATCAAAACAGGGAGCATAAGAACATGTCCCAATTCCAATCCTATCAGAATTAAATAAATACCACATATTGCCCCCTAAAATCTTGTTGCTATAACTAAATATTGTACAGTTGTATTCGTATTGCTATTTGATTTAGTAATACAATTTCCATTTAATGAAATGGTTGGATTATCACCCATACTATTAGCTATAATTGCACAGTAAAATCCACATTGATAATACGAAAAACCATCTGGAATAGGTATGTAAAAATCACCAGTAGTCCCTCTAGAAAATGTAGTTGCTGATCCTGTGACTACTACAGGTTTTACGTTGATATTTAATCTATCTACAGTAACAGTACCAGCACTAATGCAATCACCATTAATATTAGATCCATTAATTGTCACGCCATTTATAGTAGTTCCATAAATGTTACCACCTGAGATGTACGCACCACTAATTGAACTACCATGTATGTTAGCATCAGAGTCCATATAAGCTGTGTTAGCCCAGTTCTGTACCCTACCACCAATTACAGTACCACCAATAATAGTACCACCAGATATTCGTGGAGCATCTAAAGATACATTAGCAGTGATATTGTCACCTGTTATTGTTCCCCCAGCAATATTTGTGCCAGTTATTGTATTTCCTGCGATATCTGAGCCAGTTATTGTATTAGCTAGGATATTATAGGTGGTTATTGTATCTCCAGCAATTTGTGTACCAATAACCTTATCACCATTAGCCATTAACTTTTGAAATATCCCTGTGCCTTGGAATAATGTATCACCAGTAATTTTAAGGTATTTACCATTAATCAAAATACCACTAGTGTCAACATTAATCTGGTTTATTACATCACCCTTACTGACTTTCAAATTGATATCTGAAAGACCTTGTGAAATGGATGAGAATGGACTTTCACTAGCTGGGAGATTAAGGTCTTTTACGAATTGAACAATAGAACTATTAGCACCATCTATTTTAATACCTAGGTTAGTATTGACAGTAGTAACCCTCTGATCAATTGTATCTGCTGTCATTTTCAAGCTTGCTATTGCTTGAAATTGCCCTTCTGCGCTAGGGCTAGATCCTAACTTTGCTTCAATTAAGTCTGCTCTCTGGGTAATCGTAGAGGCATTAGTAACTACCTTATCATTAAGAGTAACTACGTTAGATGAAATTTGATCTGCTTTAATATTCAATACAGCAATATCACTAGTTAAATCTGCATTATTTTGCAGGAGTGTAGCACTAATAGCATTGGTTGTTTGTTTTAGTTGTGATATAGCTAAATATGGAAAACTCGCTGGGTCTGCTAAGTCATTAAGATTAGTATTTAAGTTCGCAGTAAGTTGATTAAACCTAGCTTCATCTACTCCATCCACAATAGCTAACTGTGCTACTTGCTGAGAAAATCCAGTTTGCGTTTCTTGTATTCTCTTAATTACAGTAAATGGACAATCACTAATAGTGTCTACATTTAATCCTCCAAAAATAGAATCCATATTACTATTGAATGTAGGTATGTCAACACTATTAATTACCTTGTCAATAATGTCACTAATTTTAGTTAGACCATCACTACCAGCATTCAATAACTCTTTTGGTATTTCTCCTATAATTTCCTTTAGAACATCATCAGACCATATTCCATTACCAAAAACATCTTTGTAAGCAATTTTAATAATAAAGCTACCAAAAGCTACATGATACGTAAATGAATTAGTAGTGACATAAAAAAGCACTCCATTTACATCTATTGTTGCACCCATGCAATTATCTGGGATAGGATCAAATGTTATCTTAAACCCTTGAAATAAGGTATCTGTAGTAATATTTACTGGTTTAGGTGGGTATGCCTTTGTGTAGGTATAAATGAATGGTTCACTATAATTTCCATTAATATCTTTTGAATATAAATAAATATTCCCAGAACGTGCAGTAGGTTTAGTTATTGTGAATATACTACGTGATACTTTTACAGTATCATATAACTTATTTTCTTCACCTACATTTGTATCTCCGCGAAGTTCATATAGTTCAAAATTTAAGCTATCATCTATAGCGTCCCAAGATGCAGATATACCATCTTTATCAAACACTACTTGCATATTACTAGGGGTAGCAGGGAAGTATGTAACCCCTGTAACATAATAAGAATACGTTGGGGCTGTAAGAAAATCTGCCTGTGTGTTAGGTTTATTTACAGCTACAACTTTAACTACATAAGTAGATCCTACAGCTACATTACGTATATAGTAGTTTTCTTCTCCACTACCCACTAATGTCCAGTCTGTTTGGATATCATCAACTAATGCGTTTAAGTCACTAGATACTACAGATTCTTCTACTGTAGAGTTATTTTTCTTTATGTATACCTCTGCGTTATCATATATATCTGAGGAATGATGCCAAGATACAATTAAATCTATAATACTATTATCTGATTCACCATATCTCCACTTTTCCTGTGTTCCTAGCTTGGTGACTTGCTGTACAGAACTAGAATCAATTCCACTTACTGCGTTAAGTGCCTTTTGTACAGCATTAGCAAAATTCTTACCATCACCTGTAATCTGTGGTAAATTAGCTATAAGAATCACCTACCTTAAATCAACATTTTCCTTAACTCGTCAGTTAACATTTTATCCTGAGTAATATCAAATTCACTCTTATTTAATAAAATATAACTTGCCACTTGCGCTACTACATTATTAAACGTTGCATTCATGAATGGCATATTACTATTTCCATCTACAATATGTTGTGGACTTTTAAAATACAAAACACTCATTGGTAAAGTCCCATATGCTTCTATGGTATTTCCAATAATACTTACTGGCTCTCTACATGCGATTGCTTGAAAGTCTATAGGAAGTGTCTGAGATGGTGTCGTAATAGTTAGTTTTGCAATAACCTCATTATTTCTTACCATTACTAACTGTAACCAAACAAGATCTATAGCGTCATTTATATAACTTGCAATTTGCTCATCTTCGTACTCTTGACTATCTTGATCGTCAATTTTACTTCTAATATTTGTTATAATTGGTGAAGCTAACATTTAATACCTCCTCACTGTGCTACTGCCTTACCATCTCTTGTACTTGCATAGCCAAAAACACTGTCAATTAGTGCTGAAATATCCTGTTGTCTAATAAATGGGACAGTATCAGATAAGCTTGTTACTTTACTTTTACTAGCAAAATACTTAATATCCATTGTCCCAATAAAGGTATCATCTAATGCTTTACACTTAACCACGCCAGCCTCAGTATATATCTCTACTGGATACGCACCAACAAAGTTAATAAAATCTATAGGTCTATTTACACTAATCGCGTCAGTAATAGTGAACTTACTCATTACTTCTGGATCTTTAGCATTAGACAAAATTATACATAAATCAGATAATGATCTATTAAAATACTGTATTAATTCTTGATCGCTAAAGTGTAGTTTTTGCATATCATTTAACTTTTGTCTTACTGGAATAAATATCTCATTTAATGTCATGTAGTTTCTCCTTTCCTGTTTCTGTTAACTTGCTTATAAATAAAATGGCATATCTCTTTCCATACTTGAATAATCTTTACCACTAGACATATTACTGATATCTGATAGTATGGCTTGAAATACCTTATCATCTGATAATTCCCTCATTAATATTGCTTTAACATACTTATTAATGATTGGTGAATAGCTATCTGGTAATGGTATATCACTGTTACCATCTACTAATACATCAAAAGTTCTTTTATAGACAATAGTGTTAGCTGATACGTTTGCGCTTAACTCTATTTGATTTCCAAAGAAAGTATAAAGCTGTGTTTTAATTTCATCTGATCCATTCATTAGGGAAATTAAACCATTAAAATCACTAGGTACATCTGCAATGCCCTCTGTAAATACTATTGGTACTTTTTTCTTAACTAAATAACTATCTTTATAGGCTAATGCCCTATTTATAACAGCTATTACAATATTCATAACTTGTAGAATTTCAAACATACTATACTTCATACCATTAAGGTCATTTAAAAGATGTTTAAGGTTAATTAATAAACTTTTTACTATCATAATCTTACATTACTCGCTTTATATTCTGGATTTTTACTTAAAAACTTTGTTAATGCTACTAAACATTCTGGCGAAGCACTTTGAGCGTCCATAAAGTAAATCCCATCTTGGTCTGTTTGCAAAACATCTACAGGAATTGAAGCTATCTTTTTCATAGTCTTACCTATCGTATCCCCTGTTGGATTTAATAGTCTTTCTTGGTAATTATTTCTTACTATTTCATCAATATTAATCTTATTAATTAAAATGATCTTTCTACCATGCTCTTGTATATCTAGGAATTGCTCTCTCAAATATTAACCTCCTTATTTAGATAAAAAAATAAGGAGTCATAAGGAAACGTCTTTCCCTACAACTCCAATTTAGATTATTAAGCTACTGCTACGTATTTCCAGCCTGTTCCTGGAGCATATACATAAAAACGTACTCCTGCGCCTGTCGCGTTAGTGTTTTCCATAATTGCAAAACCCATTGGTGTACTAGCGTCAAGTACATATTTAGCTAACTCTGTAGCTACATTAGCAAATGTTGCACCTAGATCTTTTTTAACTGCAACAAATGGTAATTGTCCTACAATTTTATCTACATCACCTTTAATATTAAACATTCAATCTCTCCTTATTACGTTACTGTATTCTTTTGTCTTTTGTGTGGTTAAGTAAATTTAGTTTAATAAATCAACCTCCATAAATAAAAGAGGGGATAAACCCCTCATACTAAACTTAGACTATATTTGTCAATACTGCGTGTGCATTCTTAGTTCTGCACTCCATAGTTAATTGACCAGTAATAACTTTGGCTGTTTTCAAGGAATCTTTTGGCAAGTCCATAGTCTTAAAGGGAATCAGATAAGCAAGTTTGAAATACTGTAGTTCCAGCATGTCAATACGTGAATCTGGTTGAAGTCTATGAGCCATTAATTTAATTACCCCAAAATCGCTTTGATAAACATCAATGACATTTATTAAAGTTTTCTCACCTTGACCTCTGGTCTTTTGGGTATTTGCTGACCAGTTAGAAATAGCACGTTTGTTTTTACCACTACACAATGCAATTTCTGGGCTACCCCCTGCGTTCCATGCAAGTTGCATTGCATCATTGAACTTAGCTTCTCCACCTACTGCTCCAGTAGTGCTTAATGCTACTCCACCCATGTCTACAGAGTTAACTGTATTAAAGGCAGGGATACCACCAAACTGACCACTAGTTACTGCATCACCCTGAGTAGATGTAGCATTGTTAATAATACCATATTCAACATCACGCGCAATTTCCTTCATTGCTTTTGCCATTTGATAGGCGATTTCACTTTTAATACCAGCTTTGGCAACTACTTCCTGTGATTCTGTTACAAAATAACCCTTCATGAAAATTTGTACAAAATTAGTTAAGCGTAGTCTTGGAGTTGCGTTAGCTACAGAATAACTTGCATCTTCAAGGTGTTTATTCACAGAAGGTGTACCAATTGAATCAGTTAACCAACTATGTGCCATTGCCTTTACGTCTGCTCTACCAAACTTACCCATCAGTGGGGCATCATCTGGCGCGATATTTGTAATAATATCACTTAAATCCTCGCGATTTCCTACGGCTGTTCCAGTATATGAACTCATATATTATCCTCCTAATATTAGAACACCTTTTAAGCTAAACCCCATTTCATTATCTGCGCTACTTGCTCATCTGTGCTTTTACCTCTAATAGAACTCATGTCTCTATTACGTGGTGGTGCTGTGGTCGTAAGACCTGAGCCTGCGCCTTCAACTTTAGGTGGGGTTGGACTTGCTTTCTTAGCTACAGTTTTAACTGTTTCTGGCATGTTTTGTTGATACCATTTGGTACGAGTGTCATCAATAAAATCTCTGACAACTTCCATTTTCCCATGCTCAATTGCTAAAAGAACTTTGTCACTTTCTGCTCTAGGTAATTCTTGTGTTAATCTATAGTGTGCATAAGCATCTATAGCATTGTAATTTTCTGGTTCTTTGCCTTTATAATCATTTAACAAATCAAGGTATTGTTTCTGTGTTTGTTTCACTTGGAATTGTTGCTGAAATTCACCTTGTTGTAATTCAAATAAGGCGTTTTGATATGACGCAATATGTAGTGGATCATACTCATTAATTACATCTTCTTTATCAAGCTGTAAACGAGTATGGGCTAACTTCATTGCATCCTGTGACAGTTTTGTAATCTTCTCTTTGTAAACATCTTTCTGTTGCTCTACTAACTGCTCTGCTGGAATCTGAGTTTTACTCAGTTGTTCTAACTCTGCTCGTTGCCTAGCAAGTTCCTGTGTTTTACGAGAATAATCTTCCTGTCTTTGATAACCATTGACTAATTCATCAATAGTTTTCTCTTGAACTTCACCATTTACCTTGACTTTATATGTTAGTGGTTTTAGTTCTTCCTCTTTGGTTTCAGTAGGTTGTTCTTTATCAGAATCCACTTCATCCTCTTCGTGTACTACTAACTCACCATTTTCATCAAGGCTATACTCTGGATTTTGTTCCTCAATACTTTCCTCACTAGTGGAGTCTACTTCCTCAGTAGTTGTTCCACTTTCATCTACATCTGCATCACTTTCACCATCAGCAAATAACTGTAGGTTGAATTTATAATCCTCTGTAGATTGAATTAAAAGTTGTTTCATTTTTATACTTCCTTTTAGACTGTGTTTCCACTTGGTCTGTTTTTATTTTTTCAATTAAAAAGCTAGATACCTTTTGAGTACCTAGCTATACTTCCTATCTATTGAGCATGATTTCTCATGCTGACCACCTCCTGTTAGCATTTACCTTTTTTTGTTGGCATTGGCATAGGGAACGCTGGAGATTTTACTGGTGTTTTAACTGGTGCTTTCTTACTCGCTATCTTCTTCACCTTCTTCCTCATCATCTAAATACTCTTGTGATAGTTTTCCATTACTAATGTAGGTATTAACCCTAGCCTCAAACTGATTAGCTACGAGGTGCATAGTTCTGAACTGGATTATATCCTCCATTTTGCACTGGAGAAGTTGGGCTGTTACCCACTCCTTGTACTCCACCAGCCATTGGGCTAGAAATTCCTTTACCACCTGTGCTTTGTTGCCCTGCTGGATCTCCATTAGGGTCTGTGTTTCCATGTCCAAGTATATTGCCCCCTGTAATTTTTAGTAAGTTCTGAATCTGTAATGGTAATTTAACTACCATTTCCATAGGTACATTCCCACCATTAGCAATAATTGCTTGCTGAATCTCTGGTGGCATTTGATTAAACAATTGCTGTAGTTGTTGCAATGCTTGTGTTTGCATCATTTCTTGCTGTTGCTGAACTACATCTGGGTCTGATAAAAACTCTTGTGCATTCTTGATTCCAAGTTCTTCAAGATATTTTTTTAGTAAGTTATATATATTCTTGGGGCTAATTACTGATTGTCCTACAGGAGTAGAACTGATCTGCATAGCTGTTGTTATAATTGTTTGAATGTTCATCAAAGTCATTTCTTTAGTACCCATTGCTAATCCAGTGCTTACAATTACATCAAATTCACCTTCAAGATCTTCTGGTGTGATAGTAAGTGGTTTACCTGCTAGTCTAATGACTGTGTTTTGGTCTAGGAACTTTTGATTTAATTCAATTAGGAATCTGTAAAGGTCTTGTACTGCTGTTTCTGTAAACATTCTGCAAATCATATCAATTCTGGCGTTTCCTGCTTGCATAATTGCTGAGATCCCACTCGCAGTTTTGTTTAGGCTGGAACTATCACTGCCCTGCGTGTATTTAGTGACCCCTGTACGATCTGCTTGTTGATCATCTATATACTGTAGGTATTGGAATGTCCAAGGAGCAATAGGGGTAGTAGGCATTAACTGACAAGCATCTGCCATACTGAACCCTGCTTTTTTACGAATAACAGAACGTCCAGAAGTATAATCCTCAATGTTAATAGCTTCTTCGCTCATGACAATTCTAGGATCATTTGTCATAGCAGTGTTTGTCATTATCATTTTAGTTAGTGCTGTCTTTAAATCCTGTAACTGTCCAATTGTTTCAGTATAGCTTTTCCTAGGCATGATTGTGTGAGGATCTTTATAAGGGCTTAATATAAAAAAAGGATGCCTACCATAGATGTTTTCTTCCACCCTAAGTATCACATTCCCAACTTTAGTAATTATTAAGTTTTCCAATAGACCATCATGGTTTACATCTAGTTTAGTATAGCACTCAAATAGTTCTACCTCTTTACGTGCATCATCTACCTTGTTATAGTTAGGTGGTGTGGTACTGTTCCCAGCATTCATTAAAAGGATCTCTAGTTGAGTATCTTGTGGATCTTGCATTTCAGCCACTACTTTATCTACAGTACCTTTTTCATACATACCTTCTATTTCTTTTCTACGCAAGTAATCAATTGTCACTTTCTTACGATGTGCGACAAATGGTGCTTCTTCTAGTGTCCTTGCTCTGGGAGAGTATAGTAATTCAGATAGAAGTATGTTTTCAATCTTAGGTTGGTTCACTAGGATATTCTTGATAGTGTAGCTTACTTGCCACATATCAGCAGAAAGTTGTTTCATATCTCCAATCTCTACTCCACTCTGTCTAAGTTGTGAAATAGCATCAGTAGACATTACCTGAGTATCTTCCTTATGATCTTCTTGTCTATCCCAATAGCACTTTATAACCCCTGCGCCAGTAATGAGACTGTCCTTAAACCAGTTATAGAATATTACAAATGCTTTGTTCTTTCTTTCTAACTGATACTTTAAAAGTAGTTCTAAAGTTTTAGCTTTCTCTTCATCCTCATCACCTACTGGCTGGATGTTAATTACATTCTCAGTTCCAAAAAAGGTTTTCATGATCGTAGGCATTAAACATTCTATTGTGTTTTGAATATCACAAGATGTTAATGAACTATTACGAGATAGGTTTTTAAACTTCTTTTTATAATACTCTGGTTCTGCCCAGAACATATCATATCTGTTAATTACTTTCTTTTCAATATTATCTTCATAATATATTTTAGTTTCATCTATATCTGTTTGTAACTTACTGTTAATTTCTTCCTTGGTCTGTTCGTCAAGTTGCATTGGCATTTCTTATATACTCCCATAACCTATATTCTATTTCTGTAATTTCTTCTGGAGGCTGAGTATGAGGAACACTTCTTAACCATAGGAAAAGTTCATGTGCTTCTTTGTCTGTTAGCTTTAAATCAATCACTATTTTCACCCTCTCTAAGTAGTAGTTAAAATCAACTATTTTATACCCTATTTTGAAATATTTATTTTTTAGTTACATTTCACCTGCCATTGGTAGATCTTTAGTAGCTACCTTACCCCACCCACCAGAAGGAGCATAAGCAATCTTTTCCATATACGCTAGTGCATCAATTAAATCATCGTGGTTTCCTCTAGGGAATGCTAGTATTTCACTAGTGAATTCAGTTAGCCATTCAGCCTTTTCTGGTAGCCACACTGTTCCTGCTGAGAATCTAGGTTGTAGTGCTTCAATTCTATACTCTTTCTTATTACCTCCATGAGATAACCCATCTATGCTAAAGAATATATTCTTGCGTGGCATTTCTTTCTTTAGGTATTCTTCTAATGAAGCTTGATACCCAACCTTTTCTATCCCAACTTTTATGGGCTTGTACTTTACTACAGCTTTAAAGATTTCATCTATAGTTCTGGTAACATCAAAGCGTCCATAGATTATATCTAAGATAAACCAATGGTTCTCACTATTTACGCCCACTACACATATAGCTGTATAATCTGCTGTTAGTTTTTGTGATATTGCAAGGTCTACAGTTATATATACAGAAAGGTCTTTTGCAACTTTCTCATATCTATTAGTAAGCATCTCTTTCTTAAAGCGTTGATTTTCAGGGGATATTGCGATACACATGCGCTCTCTAAACCATACATCTATAGATCCCATTGTTGCATATGCTTCTCTTTCTTCCTCAATAAAAGCAGGGCTGTACTTTTCTTCCCAATTAGATTTACCTTCATCTCCAAGGATGGGTATCCTAGCCCACTCAAACTTTAAGGACTTAGCATTGGCTATGGTGCGTTCTATTAGACAACGCTCACCTAGGTTATTTGCGATCATAAAGATACGTGTATTCTGTCCTAGGAACATTACATCAGATTGGAACCATTCCCAATCCTTGTCACAGGTAGTCTCAGACTGTGCTGACTCACTGTCCTGACAATCGTCCATTACCACAAGCTTAGGACGCGAATTTCTGTAAGACAAGCCCCTGATCGCAGACCCCTTTCCATAAGCCTCAATTCTTACCTCTACAATGTTACCATGTACATCTAATACCTCTGCACAAAATGCTTTCTCAGATTGTTCCTTTACTCGCACTAGGTTAGCACTCAGGATGGGATCTGAACAGTATTCATCTGCAATCTCTTTTAGTTTCTTACTAGCTGTACGTTGGTTAGCTAAGATAAGTAGGATATAGTCATAATCTATACTAGGGTATACTAGTCTATAGATGGTATGTCCACGTATTACTAGCTGGGATTTTCCAGACTCACGAAATGCTTCTACACAGAAGTGAGACTTAGAGTTAATTAGGATATCATTCCATTCATAGTGGAATTTAGGAGGTGCTAGTTCCCCCTGTGCTGGCATGAATAGCTTACGAAAACTTACTATTGATTTCTTACCTTCTGTATATGCAAAGGCTAGGTCATTGATATGTGTGCTAGTTGATAAACTGGCTATTGAAATAGTTGGTCACTCCTTTTAACCCCTAGGCAGTAGCCCAGAGGTTCTTAAAATTTTAGAAAATATTTTTCTGTGAATAGAAAAGGTTATAACTGGGAATAATTGTAAGTAGAGTCTTAGGGAGGTGTTATAAATTTAAGAGTTTTATATATACGGGTACGCGACATGCACACAATCACGCATTGCAAGCCCCACCCATGCCACCCCCTGCTGTGCTGATTGCTTCATTATATGAATATGTTTCCTTCTATTAAAGACCTTTTAAACAATCATATATAGCGCATAGCACGTGCCACAATACACTTTAAAAGGTCTTTATAGTTCTAACTAGTGATAATGTTACTGTTATCGCTACATTGAATCAGGGTATGTCCGATAATGTTATGGTTATCGGACATTACGACCGATACATTTCTATTATCGGAACATAATATAATGTCGTTATATGTCGATTGCTGTCTGTACCATCATCTCTCTAGCACGTTTAGCTAGTTCACTTGTATGCCTAGTCTCTATAGTAATTGCTGTATCTCCACCAGATATTGTCAAATCCTTCTTAGCGTTATATCCTGCTCTGTCTAATAGGTCTTGACATGCTTTTAGCCTCACTGCGTCTGATGGGCTATTTTTTGAAATACTTAACAACTCAGTGAGTAGTGACATACTTTCTTGTTCCAATAACTCTGCTATTTGTGCCTTTTTGGTCACAATCGCAAGTGCTACATTTGGTTTTGTTAAGTTTTCACATGCAATTGCCCCTGCAACATTCCCATTGGCAACATTATAACCAGCCTCTATTACTGACTGTCTACCATTCCCTGTATCAACATATTCATTGACAAACTTCTCCTGCTTAATTGTTAGCTTCTTATTTACTGTCATAAGTTCTCCTTTACTCTATCCTAGGTATACCCTAGGATGAAATGATCTAGTTCTTGATACTAGCTTAGTTAGTAGTGTTACCTACTATATAGCTTAATTGATACTGTTTAATAATTGTTTTTCCACGATTTTGAGCCTTACTGGTAACTCCTCCCATGTAAGCCTTTTAGTTTACCATAATAGCCTATAGTTTACCATTTGAGTGTTTTTAAAAGTCCTTTTAAACAGCCGTAAAGGTGGCAAGGTTGATTTTTATATCTGCACATACCCTGTAATACTCATATCCTGAGATCTCTCAACCTAGTTGAATTGACTAGCTAGTCGTAAAACAACTTATCCACAAAGTATTAACAATTGCACTTTGCCCCACCTCTAGCCCAGCCACAGCCCACACTCATGGATGTTTTGATGATATCTTCCTTCTATATAAGCATGAATTATTCAACGGTTTAAATAATTAATTCTTAAAATGCCTTTTAAATGCAAATAATGTATTGACTATATATACCCCTTATGGTATTATAGTGTTAGTTCCAATTTTAATTAACAACTTGCACTGTAAAAAGACCTTTTAAATAGTTGTTGACAAATTGAACTGTATCATGGTAGTATAAGTCATGGTCAATCATTCAGTGTCTGGTAAGCAACTAGTTTCTTGCTAGTATACGCTACATTGAAAGTTAGGACTTGACAGCGAACTACTCCAAGTGATACAATCACAGTGTACTAAGTAGTACACACAAACTTTCCCTTCTCTTATGCGAATTCTGAATAACATATTCGCAAATGGCAATGAAGCGTACCCTCTGATACTACTACTCTTGATAGTACACTGGAATGTATGGGCTGATTCTCTACACAGTGCAAGCTATCAGTAGCAAGTCAAAGCGTACCCTAGCCAATGGTCTTTGAAAAGTACATACAGCAGGTTATACCCTCATACACAGGCACAAAACCCTTAGTAGTTGTTGCTTGCAAATAGGAATCTTCCTTAGTGCATAATAAGCACTCCAGAAGAATTGAAAAGAGCAGAGGCTCAGTCCAAAAGCAAGTGTAAAAATAAACCTACAATAATAGGGAATGCTGTGAAGCATGATTAAAATAGATGTGTCGTAGAAGTGGTGAGTAGGGTAACAGCTAGGTAAGTACCTAGTAAAAGCCATATGAAAAACAGCTATCTTAAATGGTAGTTAACATATTTTCCCAAGATTAGCGTCTTGGGTATAGTTAATAAGCGTCAAGTGGCTTATTGCATATACCTAGGACGCTATTTGTGTTCTAAGATTAATTAATGAGGTGTACAGTCATGCTGGAAACAGTCAAAAAACTAGTACAATCAACAACTCCAATTAAGCTAGGCAATCACAAGGTAGTTACTTTGTTTGGTACGATCCGTAATTTTTACTATTACGACACTACAATTTGTGTAGTAAATGACAAAGAAAGTATCTTTTCAGTTCATTATGGATCTTTTAGTACAAAATCAACATCTATTGCCATTAATGATTATCGCAAGCATTTCACTAGCCTAGGATATACAGAGGTATGATTATTTTCTTGTTTGTTGGTAAAGCTAAAGATTTAAAAAAGACTCTCTCTAAGTAGTAGTTAAAATCAACTAATTTATACCCTGTATTAAATAAAAAAGAGGTTTTACAATGGCAAAGAAAACAAAAGGTTACTTTCATGTGTTCCCTGTGGCTAACTCTCATGGATACGATCAATTACTAATTAGAGTGTTTCAACTTAGTGGCTACTCTAATGATGATGATGAACTAGGATATATTTCCTTTGGTCGTGACAGATTTGATGTAACGTTTCAAAAAACTACCACTGATATTGATTGGTATGGTTTAAAGGCTGATATGTCTAGTTCTAACGCTGATAGTTTTAAGTTTGTTGCAAATATGCTGTCTAACTTTTGGAAATGGCGCGAAAAAGAACGTGACGATCATGGCTATATGTTAAATGATTCTCCTAGTAATTTACTTAATTACCTTATTGATTCTGGATACAAGGAACTTTTCAACCATGATATGTTTAATTGCTTTCTGACAGCAGAAAAATGGAATGTATTCCCTAGTTACAAGCTATACATTACTAAGAATGGCAAAGAGGAATTTTACACAAGGGTCACAGGTAAAGATGATCACCATGCCAATCTAGAGGCTCAAAAGTACATAATTTCAAGTGGTAAGCTAGTCACAGATATACAGTATAGAATACAACTTGAAGGTGACGCTCCACTTATCCCTGAACGTCATGTTTTTTAAAGTAGCAGAATGGTTATTCTTCGCTGGTTTTGAAGCTAATCATAATAAGGAATATGTAATTGAAAAGGTATGTCTTGCGTATTGCAGGGTATACCTTTATATCACTGGTAAAGATTATAATGTATTTTGGGAGGGTAAATAGTGAAAGGAATTATTAAATTTATGGTCAATCCACATCATAGTTCAAAATCACCCATTAGAATATTTGATACTGAGAAAGAAGCAATCAATTACAGAATTAAATTATTAGCAGAAGATATATATTCTACTCACACTGAAATTGTATGTAAACTAACTACTGATAGTTTTGAATTAGGTAAAAAGAAATGAAAGAAAATAAGTGTGATAAATGTAAAACTGGATCGCTATGTTTCAAGTGTGAGTTTAAAGACTTCCAAGTATGTGTAGTGTGTGGTGACTTTACAAACAAAGGTAAAGAAATTGATACTGACAAATGGCACTGCTCCAAGCATATTCCAGCATAGTAAGTAGAGGCTTTATGCTTCTACAGTAGCATTTAAATTATAAAATAGTGATTAAATGCTACTGTATGGGCATAAAATTTACCCATAGAAAGGTGTTTTAAATACATGACAACTAAATTTATTCAACCTACCTATCAGGAAATAAAAGGAGAACCAGTTAATTCCACCTCTTTCCAAGCAATCGAAAAGACTCTTAATGCTACCTTCTTTGAACGTCAAGATGAGGTAAGAGGTTTGTTAGTAACAGCCATTGCAAGAGGTAACGTACTTCTCTTAGGTGGCAAGGGATCTGCTAAAACAGCACTTGTAGAGGCATTAGCTTCACAGATTGAAGGAAGTCAACTATTTCATAGACTATACAATCGTATGTCAACTATGGAAGATGTTTTTGGTTCTCTCTCTTTGAAAGAATTAGAGAATGATAACTATATTCGTAATGTTGCAGGGAAATTACCTACTGCTCACTTTGCAGTTCTTGACGAGATTTTTAAATCAAACATGGCACTTTTAAATTCTCACCTTTCTATCCTAAATGAACGTGTTTATTTTAATGATGGTGGCTCACCTATTGAGATTCCATTAATGGGGGCTGTAGGATGTTCCAATGAACTTCCAGAGGGTGGCGTAACTGGCGAACTAGCACCATTGTATGACAGGTTTGAATTACGCTACATGGTAGACTACATAGCAGAAGAAAAGAACTTTATTAGTATGTTGGAATTAGCTAGTATTAAGCCTGCCCTATCTATTACCCTAGGTCAATTAAAACAAGCACAGATTGAGGCACAGCTAGTGTCCGTACCTGCCTCCTTTATTCGTGGGACATTGGTAACGCTCTGGAAGAAATTAAAAGTTGATGGGTATTCTATCTCAGATAGAAAATTCCGTAATAGCTTGCGATACCTAAAGGCTAATGCTTGGCTAGAAGGTAGACAAGAGGTTAATGAAGATGATATTGAGATTTTCTGTCACCTTTTGTGGGATGAGCCTGAGCAAATTAAACCTATTCGTAAAATTGTCTTATCTCTAGGAAATCCACTCACAGTTAAGGCAAATGAAATATATGATGCTTGCGCTGAACTTGCAAACATTGTTAAGGTAGAGCCAGAAGGAGCAACTAGATCTGCTAAAGCTACTGAGGCAAATCACAAGCTTAAATTAGCGCAGAATCAACTTAAAAATGCTATTATGCAAGCCAATGGCGTAGGTACTAGTAAAGCAGAGGCACGTTTACTGGAAATTAAGAAAATGAACGAAGAAATTGTCTCTGTATTATTAGGTTTATAATGGAAAATTCAATATTGTACGCTAAAAAACAACTAAAGGCAGGACTGATAAGTGTAGCAACTTATCAGTTTTTGCTGATGAATCTTGCAAAGGAGGGTTATTCATATGCAAGTTATAAAGCATGATATGTTTGATACAATGATTGCTAATGATCTAATTGAACAATCGCCTACGTTAAAAAAGACCATTGATAAGGGAGTCAAAACCCTATCAACCTTTGAAGATCTTTCAAGGGATATCTTCTACTCACTGTATAAACCAGAAAAAGCTGAACTAGCTACAGAAGTTCCTTTGACTCATAAATACAACAAACAGCAAATTGAAAAGATGTTGGAATCTCAGACATATAAACAGCTTAGAGAGTACACTCAATTGGATGAGTTTGGGAGCGCATTAGGATGCCAAACTGTTACACAGGAAATAGTATCAGTTATGGAAAATAACCCAGATATCCAAGACGCTATTAAAAAGACTAATGAAGCTATGGAAAAGCGCAAAGTTAAAGTGACCTTTGATCCAGATAAAACAGGTGGGCAATCTGGTGGTGGTGGTGGTGATATACCTGACGAAATTACTGTAAGCCCTAGCGATGGTACTGGTGATGATTCTCCTAGTGATGAAACAGGAGAAGAAAACATTGAATATGAATATGATATCACCCCAGAAGAGGCACAAGCCTTACAAGATAGTTTAGATAGGGCTAATGGTGCAATGAGAAGGGCTGTTAACAATGCTGTGACTGAGGCATTAGAGCAAGCAGAGGAAAATGATGCTGTATTTAATGGTTTTGGCATTGGCAATGGTGAATTAAAAAGAGAATCATTTGAAAACAAGTCAGCACTTCTAAAAGCTGTAAAGAATAGTCGTAACTTGAAAGAAGTGGCTAAATTAGTAGGCAGGTTAAAGGCAATATCTCGTAATAGTAAAAAGGCTAAACTCTCTGAGAATAAGTGCGAAATACATGATATTACTCAGGGTAATGACATTAATCACCTACTAACGCAAGAACTTGTTAAGCTTAAAAATCCCATTCTCAAAAAGGTCTTTTATAAGGACTTTGTTGAGAAGAAATTATTGCAGTATGATCTTAATAATCGTGATTCTGCTGGACAAGGTGATATTATTTGCCTTATTGACTCCTCTGGTAGTATGGATGATAGAGAAGGTGCATATACTAGAAGTGTATGGGCTAAGGCTATAGCACTATCCCTAGCTGATACAGCAAAGAAACAGCAAAGAGGTTTTGCTTATAACATCTTCTCTGGTAGAGATGCACAACATACAGGTGAAGCAGAAAAGGGAAAGAAAATGACTCCTATGCAACTTGTAGAATTAGCTGAATTCTCCTATGGTGGAGGGACGAACTTTGAACAGCCTCTTAGGTGGGCTTTTAAAAAGATTGGTGAGTCTGCTTGGAATAAAGCTGATGTAGTAATTATCACTGATGGTGAGTGTCGCATTAGTGGTACACAGTTAGATGAAATACTAGTTATTAAGAGTCAAAAAGATTGCTCAGTGTATATGATGGTTATTGGGCTAAATGCTGAACAAGCTAAAAGATATGGTGATCTTTCGTGGTGTGACCAGATACTAGAAATTAGTGACAAAAACCTAGAAGTAATGTATAGTAATATCTAGGAGGTGAAATCATGACTGATATTGAGAAATTAGAAGCAATATTAAAAGAATTAGCTAGTGTTGCTGTAAACCTTGACCTTCCAGATAGTGATAGACACATTGCGATTGAGAAAATACATATTTTAAGAGAGGCAATACGAAGAATTAAACTACTGTAAACTGTAGAGGCTTTTCGCCTTTACCTAAGATCTAACCTAGGGCTAGGCATTAGGTAAGGGCTAAATACTCCCTTAAATAAATGTAAAAGAGGTTTTAAGAATGACTAGTAATGATTTTGTTGCTGTAGCTGGAAATGTTCCTAATATCAAAGTTTGGGGTTATGTTTCATGGTACACTATTCCTGAGTCAGTAGAAATTAAAGACACTGACCTTTATACCCTAGCAATTAAGCATGGTATTCCCTCTAGCTACCTCCCTGCTAAGATCTGTAAGGCTGATGCTTTTCGTACTGCTACAAGAGAGGTAATTCCTTCTAAGAAAGTATCGCAGGTTAAGGTTGATGAGATTATTTCAGATAAAGACGAGATCATTCGCACCTTTGAAAGACCTTCTAGCAGGGAATTAGATCAAGAGATCCTTAAAAATGACATGAATGCCACTATTAACGCAGATAAGAGGCATATTGCTACTGCTAGATATGATCGTAACACTGACCTTGTAGACATTAAGGTAATTGACTATAATTACAGTGATATGATGAAAGATGTTGTCACAAAATATAACAGATACAGCGAATTTTACACTGGTGACGCTATTCGCAGAATGACAAAGAACTTCATTCGTGACATGTCTGGTATCTCTATGAGAAAATCAGGTGGTGTGGAGTTTATCCCCTTTAAAAACTGTGAACTACTTAAAAAGTTTGCTGGTATGTTACAAGAAATTAACTCTAATTGTGAAATTGAAACAATTCCTTTGATTCCTAGGGATGAAATAGAGAATCAACATCAATCTAATATGATAGAAAAACATCTTGTAGATGATATATCCACTAACGTAGCAGACGTTATTAAACTCTTTGGAGGAGACGCAAAAATACTATCCTCAAAGAATACTATTAAAGAACTTATCACAGAATTCAGCTTGTTACTTAAAGACAATCAATTTACTGAGTCTAAAATTAATGGTGCAGTGCTTAAATTCAACGATCAAATGGCACTTGTAAAAGACTATAAAGAACTTTTGCAAGTCAATCTTACTGAGATTGAGGATGATCTTAACTTGCTTAAAGAGCAAACTAGAAAAATAATTGCAAAATAACTAGTAAAAGGGGAGAAATCCCCTTGCTATTCACCTTTTTGCATGATATAATAAGGTATTGAATTAGATACTCAAAAAAAGAATAGGAGATGTTTATAAATGTTATTAACTGCTAAAAAACATACTGATGCTAAAACTACTGTACAAATTTGTAAAATGATTAATGATGGTGTTTTGTGCTACCACGTTGGTTTTCAAAGAGGTTTTGTATGGACTGAGGATAATAAACAGGATCTTATTCACAGCATTATTAATGGATACCATGTCCCACAACTAGTTGCCAGATTTGTAAATGATGTTTATGAAGTGCTGGACGGAAAACAAAGAACGTCCACTGTCCTTGCCTTTACTAATGATGAATTTACTACATATGAAGGCAAGCTGTATAGCGAACTTGACGCAGATGCTAAGAAAGTCATTGACACTTTCAAATTCAGCCTAGTCTATTACAAAGATATGACTGACGATGAGCGTAATATCATGTTTAAAAAACTTAATCATGGTGTTGCGTTGAAGAAATGGGACTTAACAAGGGTTGACGCTGGCACTGATGTGTTAGATGAAATTCAAAGTATTTGCAAACATCCCCTATTTGCTAAAATTGGCTTGTCTGACACTGCTAGAAACAATAAAGGTGACGAAGAATTAGTAGTTCATAGCATGATGGTTTTAGAAGGTGTTTGTGAAAATCTATCTGCTGTAGAAATTGCTAAATATACTGCCAGCCTTAGAAAAGATGGCATTAATCCAGTGTTAGTGCAAGAATTTCATGATAAATTGGACTACCTCTACAAGCTGACATTAACTGACAAACAATTTGCGTCATACTTTAAGAAGTCCCACTTCCCCATGATCCTCCATGCTGTTAATGGTCAACGCCTAGAGATTGCTGAATTCACTAAACGTATCACTGAATTCTTTAAGAAATATCCTGCTGGATACAAAGATAATTGTGGTGGTGGTATGAATAACTATACTAAGTGGATTAAGCGCGATAGAATTATGTATGGTCATTTCAACCATGATGAAGTAGTGGAGACTTTAGAGGAAGTAGCTGATAGAGTCCCAGCACCACAGGAAGATACACGTCATATTCATTCTCAACTTGCAAAACCTGATGATAAGAAAGAAGAAGAAAATACCACTCCTGAGATCTTGTTTCAAGAAGCAGAATAATAATTGAGGGGCTTGTCCCCTCTTTTTGATATGTAAAGGGGTGACTTTAATGTCTGATAATTTTTACAATATTATTACATGTGATTATGTTCTAGCATTATCTTTTATACTTGCTTTAATATCTATTTGTTGTTTTATTTATGTTATTAATATTTAAAAGGAGTTTTAAACATGCAAGATATCGAAGTTATGACCAATGATGAATTAAAACTTGAAGTAGCTATATTACTTAGAGATATTGTTAAAAATGGTATTATGGATGCTAAAGAACTACAAGATACTTTTCATGTATCTTCTGCCACTATCGCAGGGTGGAAAAGTGACGTTAATGAAAGAATGGTAGGAGTAGAGACAGCAAAAAAAGCTATTCCCCTACTTAGAAAAATACTTAATAAAGAGTCCTTAGAGGGGCTTGATACTAACGTAAAATTCAAATCATGTGTGAAATTTACTCATAAAAATAAAGTAGCCAAAGTTATTGCTCCCCCTATTTCCCCTGCTCCTCCTATCGTGAATATTATTACAGTAGAAAAATATACAAAAGACCAGTTAAAAGGCATTTATAGAGATAAAATTGGTGAAATCACTGAAAAAGTAAATAGCAGACTCAATGAATATTTTGGATACCTTGAATATGCTCGCCCTAATGACTGGCAGACGTGGGCTTACAAAGGAATGGAAATTACATCTTCAAAGAAGAATGACTTTCTTAATGGCGAAGGTATTGCTTACCTGTTAGGTGTGTATAAGGGGTGGATGAGGGATAATTGTTGGGGTGGATTTAGTTCTAATCACTTTACCCAGATAAGTAAGAAAATTGAGGAACGCTTTTCAGTTAAAATGACTGATGAGGCAATACACAAAATGCACAAACTACTCGCCAGTTATGGCACTATTAATATTATGGAATCCATTTTTGAATCTACAATACCAGATACTAGCGTTATTGTAATGGATAACATGTTGAAATATTGCATAGAAAAAGGTTTTGAAAAGGAGTAAACTATGGAAAATAAGGTTATTAAAGTTGAATTTCACCATTCAGAAAGTGGATTTTGCAAAAACGTCTACAGGCAAGTAGAGGGAAATGATAAAGGCAGATATTTCAATCAAGATACAGTATCAATGGAATGGTACACTTGTTACCCTAGTAAAGATGGTTACTATGAAAGCGATACACCAGTGAGAAAAGATATTGTATTTGAAATTGTGGAATAAGGAGTAGTTAAAATGGATAAAGTGTTTCTAGTTGCTTTATTAGTTGTAATTATCGCGATATACCAAAAGTGGAGTTATAAACAATGGGCGCGTAGGTGTGAGCGCGATGTTATCCCATTTACAGGAAAATGGAGGTAAATTATATGAAAAGGAATTTGATAGCTGGGCAACCTAGACAGCCCAGAATGTACGAACAAGTAACTTTAGAATGTGCAGAGGATGAGGCTAAAGAAATAGCTGATAAATTTCTGTATCAAGTGCAACATCTTTTAAAGTCTGGGGCTATAGATAGAACAAAACATAATAGGCAAGTATTATTTATTTCAGCACTAGGAAATGTAATAAGCGAAATGTCAGAAACATATTTAAGGATGTGTAAATAGTATGAGAAAACTGTTAAAGCTAAAGATTAATGAGGAAGTATTTCATGTTACCCTAGGTGATAACTCAAAGACTGTTGTTGTGAAGGATGTTAAGGCAAATAAGTACAAGCTTTACATTATCACCCATATTAATAACGTAGATGAAAAAGATACTTGGATTGCAATGCACGATTGGTTTAGCGCAGAGGATATGATAAGAATAGTTATGGATATGGGACTAGGGTTAACACCTACTGGAAAACTAATTGACAGTTTCTATGAGTGTCCTAGTTGTAGTTATAAGTGGGCAGTGGTAGACAATGTAACTATTCCAGAAGATTGCCCTAAGTGCTTTAAAAAGAATATAGACCCTCATGAAGTAGTTGATCATAAATAATTAATTAGCCTCCTAGTGCTATCCTTTGTGGATGGTGCTAGGAGGCTTTTTTACGTTCTATCACCTTCTTATTCTAAGAAGATTTTCGTGTACATTTGCTACACATTCTATCTGAGGTATCTAATGTACACACTGTTTTACTATCTTTAAAACTACTTTTAAAATACTCTGGGAGTAAACACTTCTCTTTACTTACCCATATCTTTTTACCATACTTCTTACCCCATCTACCACCATTATTAACTGACCTAAAATATTCAAATGGCATACCCATTGGAGTTGGCTTATGTGCTACAAATTCTTTTTCGTGAACACTAATAGAGTTTTCTATGTTGAAGTTATCAAAAGAGGCATCTGTAAATAATAGCTTAGAGAACTTCACAGGGAAAGAGTCTAGTTTTTTACTAATTGTTTTCTGTGAAAGACCTACTATATCTGCAATCTCTTGCTGATTCTTACCTTCTACAGTGTACAAATACAGGATCATTCTCTCACTTTCAGTCATATTTTTATTAAGGAATTCTATAACTTTTACAATCTCAGTTCTTTCCTCTTTCTCTATAATTGCATCTATTGGCTCTCTTCCTTCATATCTACAATACTGGTCAATTATTGATTCTTCATTAATTAATTGCTCAGAAATGTCTTTTAAAAACATACTTAGCTTATCCACTAATTTTCTACCTCAGTAGATCCAATATCAGACAACATATGTACACCAGTAACATTGTTGGGATCAATGCTAGGACTGTCATGTACTGCTTTAACGTAGTAACCATCTTTATCAACCTCTTTCATATTATTTATTTGTGTTTTTCTTGTTATGTCACAAGTATATTTGCAGTACACTATTCTAAATCCTAGCCACTCCCTATCTCCTGTGTACTTGTCTTTGTTTCTCTTAGGAATAGTTCTTACATGGGTAACGTCTTGGCATTGTAACTGTAACTGTATTTTAATTGCTTCTTTGTTTCCTACGATCCCTAGTGTGAAATATCTGCCATCACGATAAAGGTCTACTAGGAATAAGTTAATTGCTGTACTTATTCCTAGCTTTTCCTTTTTACTTACCTGTACTACCAATTCCCCCTACTCTCTTAGTAGTGCTTACGTCATTATCTGCTACTAAATATTTTACGAATATACCTTGCGCTATGAAGTCACCAGCATTTAAGTGGTAGATATCTGCACTATCATTATGCACTGCTAACATGATATGACCTTCATTATCAACATTATTATAGTAGTCACTATCAATAATTCCAGTGACATTTGCTAACCTAAGACCTTTCTTAATACCCATACTAGACCTAATATGTAGCTCTAAAACTTCATCTGCAAGCATGTAAGCTTTTAATCCAGTGCTAAATACGACTGTTTCATAAGCACCAATTAAGTAATCCTGTTGTATCGCAATGTCATACCCTGCTGAGTATTCAGTTTTTCGCACTGGAAGGACTACATTATCGTACCCCTTAATTGTCTCAAAACCTCTTGTTCTTTTAGCCATTTATATTACTTCCTTTTCATCAATTTTAATTCCCATTTTACCTCTCAGGCATAACTCTTTAAAATAAGGTAAACTATTGCACCAATCTTTAAAGACTTTCCAACAGGGTAACAAGTGAAATTCTCGCTGGTAATACATTGTCTTTAATTGTAGATAATTTGTACTCACTCCTGCTGTAAGTTCTAAACCTTGCCCTACGTTAGCTAGGATATTCTCAAAGTTTTCTGGAGTGGGGTATTGTCTGTAAATTTCAATATATTCTTTAGTAATATCTTTTATTCTGTGATCTATCCTTGAATTATACATTTCATCTAAATCCATTTTAAGTATGGAGTGCATAGTGGATTGGCTACTAATTATATCAAACCAGTGATATCTTTTGGCTTGTTGCCAAAGGTACTGAGGGAATTCACAGTCAGCCTGTACTATAATTCCTTTGAGAAAACAATCGTCTCCACTACCAGCACCAATATTACCTAACTTAAAACCTCTTTTAAAAGACATGCGATCCTCTGATTTTCTATATCTACCACCACATTCATAGGGCTTACTACAGTAAGTGTCTTGATAAATTGCCTCATTCATATCAAGAATCTCTGTTTGCATTGCATAACCAGAACGTATAAGTGACTCCTCTAGGGCATAAACTTTAGTATTGAATATTTTCATTGCACGTACAGTCCACAGTGACATAATTTAATAGTGCGATAATCCAAGCAGGGACAAATACTATCATCACTATGCTTTACAAGGCAGGGACAGTATCTTTGTCCATATCTCAACTCATTGGATGCCAATCCACTAAGCACCATATCCACAAGTTCTTTATCTGGATTTAGCATAATTACGCCACCATTCCAAATCTTTTTCTACGTTCCTTGATTTTAGCAGTTTGTTTAATAGAACCATCTGCAACTAGCATTCTAAATGCCTTTACAATTGACTCTAGGTTAGTTCCATTTTTAGCATCACTGTGACCTACACCTAGAGTCAGCCCTTGACCATCAATTTGTTGCCAATACTTATAGACTAGTAGATTATAACTGTCAACACATTCTGGATTAAGAATACATAATGCTAGTACATTATTTTTAATAGTGCTTTTTTCCACATTGTAAACCTTCTTTGTTATAAATTTCTTCGCTAACTTAGCGTTAAGACTATGAACTTTACTGTGACATGAGGAACATAACGTAATTAAATCAGTTAGTAACTCATTTTTAAATCTATTGTATGTTTTATGATGAACATGTAAATGATCTTTTGATTTACATACAGTACATCTATTCTTGTCTCTTTGCAATACCAGTACCCTAAGTGATCGCCATTTAAGAGAGTTAATATATACTGCATGGTCATGTTTCCAATTAGGATTAAATGGTAACTTATATTTCTTTTTTCTTTTCTTAACTATTCTACAACAATCTCCTTAAAATATAAACTTTTGATATATAGGGGAAATAATTCGTAATCACTTGACATACTTAGGCATTCCCCACATTTCCCAATAGACTCTTTAAATAATTCATTAGAATATCTGCACGTTTCACAGACTGTCATAAATTATACTTTAAAAGGAATTGTGGGTTAATTGCTTTAAAGGAGTTTTTAGAGTCTAATGTGCGAACTACAATACCCTCTGCCAATACGTCTGGATTAATTACTGATTTCCTAGTGGCAGTATCTACCCATAATGGAATATTAGAGTGAATTTCTTCATTATATCCTAAGATTGGTACTGTGCTTAAATCAAGGTATACCATAGTTCTCATAAATCTATCAAAACTAAGATATTCTTGTTTGTCAATATCCCATACTCCAAAGAATTTAATCTGTTTATCTGCTAACTTGTACTTATTTTCTTGTATTCCAGTACCAATTAACTCACCCTGTAGAGCAATATTGTTGCCACCAACATAAAAGTGACGCATTTTTTCCTCTATATCACTAGCAATTACAGCATTCCAGAACTGATTACCAGACTCTTGCTTAGGAAGATCAATATTTCTACTGCATACCCCAAACTTACCATTGTATAAATAGACTGTAATTGAACTACCATCTAATTTTTCAGTGATATAACATTCTTGCCCATTGGTTTTATTTAAAAGCCCCTGTAAGTTCTGTACCCTTGTTTCATCTGTCTTAGGAATTACATCCCAGATACTTTTCTTCTTTTTCTTACCAAACACTTTGTTGATAATCTTATGTAACCAATTAGGACACCAGCTAGGTAATTGAAATGATTTTACTTTTTCTTTATTTGTTGGCTTGTTATATTCATCTGGTTCAAACTTAGTGATTCCAAGTTCCTCAGTTACATCCTGCCCAACAATATAACATGCTCCCTTAGTAAGTATTTGTATGGGCATTATTAAACCCTGTGATATTTGCCCTCTAAGCTTAATTGTTTTTACTTTGAAGTACCTACTACGCATAAACTTAAACTCTGGACGATCTGGGAGAATACTATCAGTCTCAATGAAAACTATCATATCACCAATCCAATATTCTCCCTTTTTAACTACCACGTCCCAGCCTAGGACTTTACATACTTCCAAACTATCTGCATTAGCTATGGGATTAATTGACTCAATTACTTGTATACTTGCTAACTTTCTCAATGTAAATTTTTCACTTTCCTTTTTGCTATTTTTACTAACTCTTTTGGATAATCCTTAACATTACAGCTACCCACTATACTAGCAGGACACCATTCATGATATTTACCTTGACTTTCTAACTCTGGGTTATTTGCGACCATTCTTTTTAGAGTAGACTCTAACTTATCATAATCATAATCACATTTAAGGTTTTCATTAAGGCAATAATATACAATCCTATCAATTATAAGTTCTTCTCTAATTTCATCAATATTCATTCTTTTCTATCCTTAAATACTGATTTTTTACTTATCCACCACATGCCATGAAATTTGAAAGCAGAAATATTTTTAAATTTGATTAATTCCCTTACTTTACTTTCGCTCATTCTTAGTATTTTAGAAACTTCCTTAACAGTAAAAACATAATCTCTAACTAAATGAAATTTTTCATCATTCATTTTCATTCTCTATACCACACATTCTGGTTAGTGCTAGATGGAAATCTACCTTCTACATACTTATCTATTTCAAATTTACCAGTTTTAATTACATCAAACCTACTTTTAATAAATTCAGGAACATCTTTTAACTCTGATCCAGTAAATAACCAGAAGTCTTTTTTATTACTATTTTCTCTACCATGTTTACCAAAAATATTAGTTAGCGTATTTATTATAAAATTTATTTCTAATGGGCTATTGCATAATAAATCCCCACCAAGAATACTTATACAATCTATATATTCAATATTATCATTTATATCAACGTATATTTTAAATAATTCCCAATCATCTAATTTCTTACCAAAATCAAATGATTGCATCTCTGGGTTATGGCAACCTACGCACCCATGAGTACATCCACTGATATAGATTTCATATGTTAATTTCTTATATGGTTCTAAAACATCTTTTATAGTCCCTGCTATGTTCATTTTACTACGTCCTTATATTTACCAAGTAACTCATATCTCTGTTAATATCTATAAGTTTAAACCTTTTTAAAAGCCTTTCTGACTCTTGCCCATTTTTAAATTTTACATTTAAAGTATATTGCCAATTATTACTATATTCTATATGTATCACTTCTCCAATATCCCCAGCTTTTAACTCACTTCTATATCCACCATCTGTACTTGTGAGTTCTACGTAATCTCCAACCTTAAAATCCATTAGTAATTCCTCACATTTACTAGGTAACTCATATCACTATTATCAAAATACATTTCTAAATCTTTATCACAATAAGAGTAAATATTACCAGTATTAAAGGAAACATGGTAATCATTATTATAAATTGTGTGTATAGTTCCAACAACTTTATTTTTATAATAACTCCGCATTTCAGAAGTCATACCACCAGAACTAGTCCCTAGGGTTAAAACCTTATCTCCTAACTGATACTTACTCATCTTATATCAATTAAGTAGCTTTTATCATAAATATCTGCCAATTGTAAGCAACTTTCGTCAAAGTAATCACTTGAATTACCCTTAACATAGTACCAGTTAGTATTATGCACCCCATAACCACTAGCATTTTTATGTTCTATACTTGCAATAGTAAATTCTTGACCTATTTTTAACTCTCCATAACGTGTATGAAAAGTCCTTGTATCACCCTCGCAGGGAATTCCCTTTATTAATATTACTTTATCCCCAGCATTAAATATTAAAAACACCTCACATTTACTAAGTAGCTTAAATCACTTACTAGAATCTCAAACTCAAAACAACTTTCATCAAATTCAAAATTTTCCCTATCCTCAACTACACGATAATAATTAGTTGCTGGTAAGCCATAACCTATTTCATTTTCGCGATATAAATCACGTATTGTATAGATTTTACCAATTTCTAAACCTGATCTACATAAATCCCTTTCAGCACAACCATTAGGATAACCCTGTAATAAAATAACCTTATCACCAGTTTTAAATTTACAATCCATATTTATACCAAGTATCATACCCCCTCTTTTCTTAGTAAGAGAGGGTAAGTACAGAGAAAGAATTTAGTTAAAACATTTCTTTACTGCAAACTCTTTCTGTTTTCCTTCGTTCATATTAGTAACTTTACCAAAATAACCAACTACGCGACAATATTTATCACATTTTACTTTATAGGTCAATTAACCACCTCCCTTCACTAGGTAATATGGAAGGTTAATATTCCTGCTCCTGACGCAAATCCAAATAAGTAACAAAACGATGGAGGAATAATCATAGCTACAGTGGCACATGTAAATACTAGTATTAATGTGACTATATTTTTACTCATTTTAAAACCTCTTTCATAACCTTAAAACAATGGGGGCATTCTAATTTCCAGCCAGATAGTGAGACTTTTAAGATATGCCCACATGAACATTTGTAAGTGTAGATCATTTACCTAGGTTAATCATCATACCCTGTTGACTACCTAGAACTGTTTGAGATTGCTTACCATCCCATTTTTCAATCCATTTCAGTGAAACAATATCCGCAGTGATAGTTTGCTGAAGTTTTTGATTAGAGTAAGCCTGAGCGTCAGCAGTGATTCTCTGGGCATCTGCGATACCCTGCGCAACTGTAATTTGTTTCTTAGCTTCAATTACTGCCCTTTGATTTTCTAAGTCTGCCTGTTGCATTTTTTGCTGTGCATCAACCACTGCTTGAATAGCTTGCAAAGTTTGTGCATCTGGATCAATCCTTGAAAGATTATGAGATTCTACAATCATCCCCTGATCTGCTAGTCTTTTAGTAATATCTCTTGCAATATGTTCAGCGAAGTCATTACGTTTCTGCCCAAAAATATCACTAGTAGAGTAGTTACTTGCCAACACATTAATTACATTTCCAACCTCATTTCTCATGAAGTTATATTCAATATAATCAGCATTATTACCCTTAAAGTTAGTAAATATTACTGGAAGATACTCTTTATCAAAATGATAAGCTAGGTTATAGTTAACTTTTACTGGCTTACCATCCTTAGTAGTGACATTGAAACTATCATCTACGCCCTTTCTACCTTCATGGTCTGTATTTGTGTAGTAGACATTTTCCGTAGATACTGGATATTTAGTGACATGCACCATAGGGCTTACAATATGCCACCCTTGCGCTAATGTTTCCTTTTCAACGCCACCACTGGTATTGTATTGTACCCCTGCGTACCCTGCTGGAATACTTACTGTGAGGTTTAAGAATACTATGAACACCACTATCAACACAGCGAATATTTTAATTGCACCTCTAATTAACATTTTCAATTCCTCCTAATTTATTTAAGTTTGACGTATGCCTTACATAAGCTTGGCTAATTTCATTTAGTTCATCATCAATTCTTTTTGCCTCTAGTGCTAAAAAGTCAAGACGCTTTCTCCTAATAATACCCTGCTCATCTAATTCTTTTTGCATAGATACTACCCTTGATTTAGAGTAGTTAACTAATTTAGCTTGCAGGTATTTAATAAATGTAAGGAATTGATTAATACGCTTAGACGCTTTCATTTCCCTAGCTTTTAATTTCTTTAGACTTTTCATTTTTCACCCTTCATAAATGTCTTTTTAAGTCTTATCCATTTCCTCTCTATAATTATAGCAAATGATATAGAGAGGAAAGTACCAACAATGATTAAAGATATGATAATTAAGAAGAAGAATACTAAGAAGTTCATACTTTTTCTACAAGACACGTAGAACTAATAATTTCATCATCTGATTTTTCAATCACTGTATTCATATCTGCCATATCTTTTACAAATTCTTCAAAATCAAGATCATCTGGCATTTTTTCCACTACTACTGTTGTGATTTTAACTAACATTTTTAAGTTCAACTCCCTTATCTTTTAATTCCTGTACTTGATACTCTGTGAGTTCATGCTCACAATATTCTACACTACTTTGTAATTGACCACAAATTGGACACACGCTAATAATAGGAGAGATTGATACAAAAGGTAAAGATGTTTGTAATATAATCTTACTTACCAGTGACTTAACAGCTTCACCACTAATTGTACCCTCAACATGATATTGGAAATTAGCACCACCACTAAAGAAGTTTTGTAATTGTTCTTGATGTTCCACAGCATATTTTAAGGAGTATTCCTTATCACTAGGCAACCAACACCCTCTGGTATAATAAACACCATCTGTGCCATTAGCTGTAATAATATCTGGGTATTTAGCCTTATCCACCTTAGCTAACCTATGGGAACATCCCTCTGCTGGGACTAACTCTGCATTAAACCATAAGCCCCTGCCATTATACCAATCTTTACATTCTGTCTGGTATAGGGATAGTCTGTTATTCATAAACTTTAAAACTTCTTTTGAAAGATCCATTCCTTCTGGTGTATCAATTCCCTTTCCTAAGAAGTTAAGACACATTTCATTTAAACCTACAGCACCTATAGTATTAAAGAAGTTTGCAAAGTTAGGGACGAAACGCTTAATTGTTGGGTACATACCTAATTCCATTTGCTTCTCAACGTATGCACGTTTAGCTAGTAGTGCATCCTTTGCTAAGTCCATATTTTTTACAATTAGGTGTAGTAACATCTTTTTATTGTTACATGCCTCATATCCATACCTAGGCAAGTTCAGTGTAATAACTCCAATACTACCAGAGTTATCATTACTACTAAATTGCCCTCCTGCTTTCATTAGCTGAGTCATGTCTAACCTAAGTGAACAACACATGCTCTTTGTGGTATCTGGATCATAGTCACTGTTAACATAATTATTCACTGTAGGTTGACCAATTTTACCCATTGTACTAAAGATCTTTGTTGCAAGGTCTGAGTCCCATTCAAAATCTTTCGTGAT